TCATTGCAGCGGCAGCTTGTCCAAGGCGCAGCCACGTTCCACTTTCGGCTCGTCAGCGACAGCGACGCGTGCCCCCGAATCCGCGTTGAAAATACTGATGTGGCACCCGCTCAAGGCTGACGGGTCGTCGACAATCCCGCCCTTGATCACGTAACGCACTCCCGGCGCAAACTCACTGACGAACCCTATCCTGCAGGTGCGGTTGGCATTGGCCCAGCCACGCATGACCAGATGCAGCGGCTTGCCGGCTTCGATCGGAAAGTAACCGGTGGGAGTCGAGGTATTTTTGTACACCGAAACTAACTCCCCACCTTGCACGACTTGCACGGTTCTTCCGAATTTGCAGCCAAGGGTAACCGCCGCGCGGCGCCGACCGGCATGCCTGGCACTGCCAGCAAGTGGAATTGAAGAGGTAGGCCATGGCCAAAGACAATGCGCAGATTCAGCGGGACAAGCGCGCGAAAGAGAAGACGCTGCTGCATCGGGTAAACGGAGGGCGGCGCTTACCAATGGCCCTCCGTCCGATAAATTTGTGCAACCAATTCAAAACTTCGCAAAAGGTGTCTTTTAAGATACAGGCGGTGCTTACCGTAATACACGGCAATGTCATCGGCATAATCAGAACCCATTTCCTTGCCATTAATAACGAAGCCTGTAGGTCCATATCCAGAAGCTACGCAAAAGGTGAACTTGCCAGACTCAATTTTGTGCTCCCCGCTTGGAACATGACACGCCGCATATCTGCAAGCTCTAACAAGGTCGGTGACATCAGAGATTGTTTCAGTGATCTCAATGTCGTCCACGAAGCTTATTCTTTTCCCATCCGTCTTGGCCTTCTGCAACAAGTCATTCAGATGGATCAGCAAAAGCGTTACTGCAGACTCAAACAAAATTCCAGCACTGGAGTTGGAGTTAAAAACCCCGCTATTGAACAAGTCAGCACAGCGCGAGACCGAGGACTGTATGTCCGAAGCCCTCATCCATGCTGCGAAATTTTTTGTGTCTTCAGCCATGTTCGCTCCCTGATCCGGCTCCATGCCGGTCACCCGTAATACCCCATATCAACGAATCACGCCAGCCGGCGAGGGTCCCCTATGCTCACAGCAATTGACTTGTTTTCTGGTTTCGGCGGATGGACCCGCGGAGGGAAAGACGCTGGCCTCAACGTGCTCTGGGCTGCCAACCATTGGCCCGCAGCCGTAGAGTGGCACACCAAGAACAACCCGGAGACGCAGCACGTCTGCCAGGACTTGCACCAGGCTGACTGGTCGCGGGTGCCAAAGCATGACGTGATGCTGGCCTCTCCGTGCTGCCAGGGCCACGCAAAGGCACGCGGTAAGGCCGCCGGCAACCCGCAGCACGACAACTCGCGCTCTACCGCCTGGGCGCCGGTGGCGAACGCAGAGGTGAATCGGCCCGACTTTGCCGTCATCGAAAACGTGCCGGAGTTCATGGACTGGATTCTCTACCCGGCCTGGGCAGATGCGATGAAGCGCCTTGGCTACTCACTGGCGCCGCACATCGTGGACTGCGCCGACCTCGGCGTGCCTCAGCACCGAGTGCGTCTGTTCATGGTGTGCTCCCGCAGCAAGGCTCCGCTTCACCTGCAACTCCAGCAGCACCAGCACGTGCCTGCCAGCGAGATTATCAATTTCAATGCTGGAAAGTGGTCGCCGATCATCAAGCCAGGTCGTTCTGAATCTACGCTTACCCGCGTGAAGAATGGCCGTGAGCGGTTCGGCGAGCGGTTCGTTATGCCCTACTACGGTTCCGGTTCTGGGCTCACTGGCCGCAGCCTGGAGCGCCCCATCGGCACCATCACTACTCTGGACCGATGGGCCGTGGTCGACGGTGACCGGATGCGCATGATCACTGCCAATGAGGCCATGGCCGCGCAGTCTTTCCCGAAGGACACGCAGCGGCCGGACAACCACCGGCTGACCATGCACATGACCGGAAACGCGGTTCCGCCATTGGCTGGTCGTCGAATAATTGAGGCGCTAATGAAAGCTTGCTGATTAGCTAGAGAGCCTTACCGCTTCCGCAAAAGGCTGACCAAATCTAGGCTGGACTTTCCTTAGACCATAAAACTCATGACTTACTGTTCCGTTATTTTTTGTATAACTAAGAGTAGCCTTTCTTAGTTCAGAAATACTTAGCAGCCTTTCAGGCACTTCAATTTCAATTTCCTCACTCGCAAAAACCTCCTTATATATCAAAATTATTTGCTCAGAATCAGAGGCGGAAAATATAACACTCAACGCTCGACATCTGGGTCCGGTATTAATCAGTACAAAAGTAGCGATATTCTCAGGGCCTTTAGTGACCATATACTTAAATTTGAAACCAGTATGCGGCTCACAACTTCTTTCGTTAAGCTGTCTCTCATACTTTGCTGCATCTATCGCAGTGCGTAGCTGTTCCTTCGAAACATCAACCATAGCTGACTGCTGCTGCACTGACGCCCTTAATTCTTTTGCTTGCATCTTCAGCGCCTCTGTCCCTTGCCGAAGTTCTACGCCCTGCTGGAAAAACCCCAGTACGAGCCAGAGAATAGCTAAAGGTCCAAACACACCTGCTAAAAAATCCCCTACTTCATTTAGCGCCATGGTTTGCAGGGATTGAATCCTCTCCCCCACTAACCACCAAACAAAAACCAAATAAACCACTGTTACAACAATACCCACTATCGCCAGAACACGCCCCATTACACATTCGCCTCGAAATTTTTTACTAGTTTACCGCATATAGACGCGAGGACTCCCCATGCCTACAGAAAACAAAACCATCGGCCAGCAGCGCCTGGACCGAGTCATCGCTGCAAACGAATTCCTCAGGGTGATAGCCAACTGCGGCCGGTGCTTCTTTCGTAACAAGGGCGCCGGGCATGATGCATACCTCGCCCTCAATGGCCGTCGCAATATCGTCTGGCTGTTCGATGACTACACCGGGGACCGCATCAACGTTACGAGGCAAGGCCCGTGGGACGGCTTCTCGCACGGCGGCACACTGAAGAGCCTTGTCGGATCTATCGGTTCGTTCGTACTCAGCGGGAAGATGATGCTCTACGGGTATTTCCAGCCCGTGATGGATAACGGCTTCGAGAATCCATGGGGCTATGGCGACGACATCTTGATTGTTCGAGATGAAGGCGTACGCCTGGGCTTGATACGAAAGCCGGAAGATCGAAAGGAGGCAGCATGAAGCGCATCTACCTCAGCGGCCCCATGACCGGCCTGCCCGACCTCAACTTCGCCGCCTTCCACGCCATGACCACCAACTTGCGCGCCGGCGGCCACACCGTCACCAACCCCGCCGAGATCAACCCCAACGGCGGCACTTGGAACGACTGCATGCGCCGCGACATTGTCGCCCTGATGGACTGTGAAACCGTGGCCACCCTGCCCGGCTGGGAGCATTCAAAGGGTGCCCGCTTGGAAGTCCTGATCGCCGAACACCTCGGCATGAAGGTTGTGAATGCCCATGATCTGGTTACATCTCATCCGATAAATATCTAGGCAGATAAATTTTTAATAATAGCGCGCGCGCCCGTTTCTAACTCTTTATATTGAGACGTAATCTCTTTCCCACCTCTAGCTGTTTCCTTTACCAAGTTCAAGTGACGCCTAAGCCTCGGGCTCCCGTCTTCGAAAACAATATAAATCATCTTCTCAAACCATTCGGTAACAGAATCATCCAAATCAGAGGGGCGCGTAGCAAACCTAGAAATGTCTTCATCACTGAGTATTTCACACATATTGTTCCATGCGTAATTCAAGCTTTTCGAGTGCTGCCACCACAGTTCCATTCCAAAATCCTTCATCACCTCGCTTGGATCATCTTCAAGCGACTCGCTATATAAGGAGCTCATCAATTGATCTCGAACAGATATCACAAAGCGCCTGATGAAATCAGAGTCACTAGTCATATCCCTTAGCTCTTTGATCATTCGATACTTTTCTGCATGTTTAAACTGCGTGCGCCATGAATTTAATGCATATACAGCAGTGAGTGCAGCTCCAATTGTAGCTAAGCTTGAAAGAGCTCCAAGGAACGTAATAAAGCTCACCTCACCCGTTTTCGTAAAAATGAAACTAAACACAACTCCAGCGCAAAACAATAAACAACAGTAGCAAAAAATTAAATAACTGTTCGTTCTGCTCATTTCATTTCTGCCATGTTACTAAAGACTGAGAGCTTAACCTACTAACCCCTCCCCCTTCAAAGTCAGCCGCTATAGCGGCAAGGACGAAGTCATGTCTGAAAAAACCTTTTTGATCCAGCCACTGCCCATTGAGCGAGACGCGGCCGGCTGCTGGACCCACCCAGCTTGGCCATCGACTGATGACGAACTGATTCCATACGCCTGGTTCACAGATCGAGGGTTGGAGGTTCGTGAGCGGAACTTTGAGGATGACGCCCCGGATGAATTGCAAGCGGCATGGTTCGCCAGTGGCATCGCGGATTGTACGGCCTGGGCGCCGACACAGCCCGCTGGTGATGGCTGGTTCCTCTTCTCGATCCACGACACCGAAGACGGCCCAGTGTGCGTATGGGTGCGGTATGTGCCGAGCCTGCAGCGAGAAGTCGACGCCATGGCAGTTGGCAAAGATTTCTGCGGTGCGTGCGGTGACGGTTGCGGCTCTTGCCAGGTCGCAGAAGAAAGCCCGCTGGTGACGCCATGATCGCCCCTCTCTGGTTCGCCTACGTGTTCATTTACAAGGGGCCAAGACCATGAATGCACAAGTCCTCGATCCATGCAGCGCCAGCCGGATGATGTGGTTCGACAAGGGTGACCAGCGCGCTCTGTTCGGCGACATCCGCGACGAAGAGCATGTGCTGTGTGATGGCCGGGTGTTGAAGGTTGAGCCCGACGTCATCATGGACTTTCGGCACCTGCCTTTCCCTGATGCCAGCTTCAATATGGTGGTGTTCGATCCACCGCACCTGGTGCGCGCCGGCCGCGAAAGCTGGTTGCGGCTCAAGTACGGAATCCTCACCGATGACTGGAGGGACGATCTCCGCAAAGGCTTCGCAGAGTGCTTCCGGGTGCTGCGACCAGGCCAGTTCCTGATCTTCAAGTGGAACGAAACCCAGATCCGGGTCAGCGAAATTCTGACACTGACCGACGAGCAGCCGCTGTTTGGCCACAAGTCCGGTAAGCGCGAGAAAACGCACTGGATCACGTTCATGAAGGGGTCAAATCCATGAGGCGGTTCTTCCGGCGGAAAGCCGAAGCCTGGCTGATCCTGCTGGCTGCAAAGATCCTGATCGATCGCAACGTCCAGCGCGGCAGTGGTATCCCGCCGCGACAACAACGATATGTGGAGCATGGCCGAAAAGCTCGAAGCCATCGCCCAGCGCATCAGCAAAGGCTACTCCTAACCCCAATCCCCCTACATGCCTGCCGGTGAGCAACTTCAGGGCAACTGGCTGTCGACCCATCTCTCGGCTGCGGACATCGCTTCCGATATCGCCGACTGGTAGTCATCCCACGGGCCATGTAGATCAGCCGCAACCTCGCCCAGTCCGTTAATAGAGGCGGGCTCGATCACGGTGACCGAGCGAGGACTTTTGTCGTTGGGGCGCCGCCACTCGAATTTGAGGAAAAGGATGTGCCCTCGATATTCGTGAGCAATTGGGGCTTCCAGATGATGAGACAAGCGCACGACCGATGGATTAAAGAACGGACTTTCTGTTCTACGCCCTTCTTCCAACCGTAGATACGGGGGCCATACGCCACCACTCCATTCCCCTATATGCCTGCAGGTGAGCATCAAGGCTGTTTCTTGCTCTTCGCCAGCCCACAAACCATCAAAACCAAACCGGGAATCCAAAGGGCTGGCGCAGTGATCGCAATGCCGCAGATTGCCAACGGGATCCCAGTCAAAAACAAAGGGTTTCTAAACGCCTTATCCATTTCGCGCCACCTGCAAGGATTTTTCTCATTAAAGCATAAGTGCCTGCCGGAAAGCGGTGGGCCAACTTCTGCCGCCAGCGCGGCAAGGACACTCCATGTACTCAATAAAACTCACCCTGCTGATGCTGGGCGTCTTGCTGTACGTGTCAGCTACGGTCTGCTGGTTCTTCTGGCTCGGCCCGGTGCTGCTCATGGACGGCGAGACGGCCGACATTCTCTACGCCTTTGCCGGCACCTGCGCCTGGCTGCTGGTCAGCTTCGGCATTGCCATTCACATCATCAAGACAGCGCGGCCCACTGCGGGCAGCGGGAGGTAGGCATGGAAGCGGAGATCCTTTCGGATGAAGAACTTGCTGACTTGACCGGGTACAAGCACCGCGCGCACCAACGCAAGTGGCTTAAAGACCGTAACTGGGTGTACGTCGAGAGCCGCGGCGGACGCCCCTTGGTTGGCCGAATGTTTGCCCGGATGAAGCTGGGCATGGCGACCGCAACTAATGTCGATCCAAATCCGCCGCCGGCGCGCCCGGCTTGGACGCCGGACTTCTCAAGAGTGAATTGATATGCGCCCCCGCAATACAGAGAACAGGGACTTGCCGCCTGGGATGGTAAGGCGCAAGCGCCCACGCAAGAACGGCAAAGTATGGGTCGGGTACTACTATCGCGACGCAACCGGTAAGGAGATCCCCCTCGGCGGCGACCTGGGCAAGGCCAGGCTGAAGTGGGCAGAGCTTGAAGCGAAGGAAAAACCAGCCGACCTAACCACGATGAAGGGAATCTTCGACAGATATGAGCGTGACGTCATTCCGAAAAAGGGCGAGCGCACCCAGAAAGACAACCTGGCCGAGTTAAAACAGCTACGACCCACCTTCGATAGCGCGCCCATCGACTCTATAACCCCTGCCAATATCGCTGGCTACCGTGACGCGCGAACGGCCAAGGTCAGGGCAAACAGGGAAATCGCCCTGCTCTCTCACGTATTCAACATGGCGCGGGAGTGGGGCCTTACCGAACGGGAGAACCCATGCCAGGGGATCAGAAAGAACAAGGAGACACCCCGCGACTATTACGCCAATGCGGTGGTGTGGGATGCGGTCTACGGGATGGCAGAGCCTGAGCTCAAGGAAGCGATGGACCTGGGCTATTTGACCGGCCAGCGACCTGCAGACGTGATCATCATGCGCAGCGACGATACAGAGGGTGATTACTTCTTGGTGACGCAGGGCAAGACAGGCCTAAAACTGCGGATCTCGATGCGCACAGAGGCCGGGGAAAACAGCCTGGGACAATTGATCAGAGAAATTACCGAGAGGAATGCGCACCACTCTTCAAAATACCTGCTGATCAACAAGCACGGTAAGAGGATGACGAAGGGGATGTTGCGCTTGCGCTGGGACAAAGCTCGGGAGAAGGCGCAGCAGAAAGCAATTGACCAAGGGGACCCCTTGCTCGCGGCGAAGATAGGCGGGTTTCAGTTTCGTGACATTCGGCCTAAGGCGGCCTCGGAAATCATCGATATTGGTGACGCAAGCCTCCTGCTCGGACACAGTAAACAGGAGATCACGAAGAGGGTTTACAGGAGGATCGGCGCGACCGCCAAGCCCTCTAAATAGGCAAAGTTTCGGAACTCCTGCCCGAAAGTTTCGGAACGCCTCTTGTTTTCGTCGTTGTGCCAACCAAGCGCCAGAAACGCAAAAGCCCCGCAATCGCGGGGCTTTTGTGTAAATCTTGGCGGGAAACCAGGGATTCGAACCCTGGAGACGCTATTAACGTCCGCCGGTTTTCAAGACTGGCGACTTACCTATTGATTTCAAACAGTTACCCTTAAACGGTTTCCGCATCTGATATGTTTCAGTTGTTCTACAGCCCGCATAAATCAAGGGGCACGTATCAGGTTGCGGAAATGATTTACCCCTCCCCCGGCGTTCTGCCGACCGAACACGAGCTCCCCAAAAAACACAAGCTGCTAAGCTGTTCACTCCACCAGAGGAACGCCGATGCCCAACTCAGACCTGCTCCCCTCCCTTCTGTCCAAGCTCTACGAAAACCAGCTGGCCCTCGAAGCCTCAATCATCGAAATTTCGAATTGGGTAGAACAACGCGGATCCGCCGAAGTCGCAGAAAATGTTCGAGGTGCCCTACACACCATCGACGAAAATGAAGAGTTTATTAAGCTGACCCTGGCTTTACTGATGTCCCCCGACTGATCGTCGGGCGGGCAGGCAGTTCGTCGGCTTGAACCTTCCCATTGCTCGAATCTCGATTACTGTATGGGCATACAGTATTCGGATTGACTCACCATGAACCTCGACGAAGACACCTCAGCGTGGCTTGGCTGCCCAACGCCTCTCGAAATGTACCAACAGCATTGCCTGCTGCTGGAGAATGAGATCCTGGAATTGAACTTGCACTTGCGCAAGGCGCGCGCCGACATCTTCGGCCTGATCAACATGCTTTCGGAGGCCCAGGCGAAGAAAGAGGAGTTCGCCGGGTATCTCAGGCTGCGTGGAGCTGAAGCCGCCGACATGCGAAGGCAGATTGCTGACCTGACCGTCTCGGATAACGTGCATAGGCGGGAAGTTGAACAGCTCAGGAAAAAGCTTAGGCCGGTTGCGGCACCATAAATCTAAACCTGAAATAGGACTGACCTGCAGAAGATCGGATAACACCCACTTGTTAAAAAGGCCCCAACACCCTGACCAGGTGCGGGGGCCTTTTTGTTGGCACTGGAAACCACTTCCCCCTACGATGGTCTACCAATCCCCTATCGTTGGTCTTAAATGCCACTCCCATTCAGTCGTCAAGGAGCTTGCTTGATGAGTAAAAACATTGCCCATCCCGGCGGGCCGCAATATGGCAGCGGTCGGCGCAACGACTCACCCAATGGAATCAAGCTACCGTCCGATTTTCTTACCAATGCTTGGAACCGCGAAATTGACAACATTGGTCGGAACCTGAGCATACCGATGATCCAGCAGCACGTCGCGCGGGCCACGGGGTTCGCTTGGGGGCTGCGCGCGGCTGATTTGGTCAACGAAGACATGCACAAGGCGATGGGCGAAGCTATTGGTCTAGCTGAACAAGCAGCTCTTGTGCGTTTTGAGCGAGGTAGCGATGAGCGCGACTGATTACTTTGATGACGTTAGCCTCCCGGTGCTAATTCGTACACATACCGCCAGCCACCTAGCGCGCATGGCTCGCGCTCCTGACTTATTGACACTTAGCTTTGCGGTGGAGCGTGCGGAGGGTTTTGTAGAAGGTGTAGAAGCCGCTCGGGGACTGACTCCCGCCACGATTGAGGCATTGCTCGTGCTTCTAGACAATGCTGCTAAGGTGCGACGCCAGGAACTGACGCCCTGATTGGACCTGCACAGCCGGGCACGCTCGGGGTTATTGGTATCAACGCAAGTTATCAACCTAAATTTCCATCGACAAACTTGTGATCCTGCGCAGCTCAATCAGGCCTATCAGGTTGATAGGAATGGCTATCAAGCGTCTGAAAATGATTTTTGATTAAGCCCCGTATGATTTGCGAAACAGTTTTATCTTGATCCTTCGCAGCCTTTACCAATCGACTTTTTGTCGACTCATCAATCAGTAGCGTGATCCTTTCATCATTCTTGTGCATTCGGGCTCCATCTGCCACGCCAAAACCGTCTTACAATCCTACAGCTTAAACAGCTATAAAGTTCTTATTATCTGGCTTGAGAGCCAGCACTACCCTCTCTAATAACTCTGTATGCATGCTCACATGATAGACCAGCTATTTTGGCCCGGTCATAAGCCGCTGCCAACTCTCCCGCTCTTTTATCAGCCCGCTGGAGCAGGTCGGAGAGCACCATAGCGGCGCTGATGGCTGACGCGCCTCGATGGGTAGCTCCGGGATCGCCACAGGCAGCAGCGGCAAGCTTACCGGCTTCGATGTGCAACCGCACACCAGCAGTATCAGCGTTACTGGCATCCACAGCTGCAGCCTTATTCTGTTCTCGCGCATAACTTCCCGCCTCGTTCACCGCCACTTGGCGCCGTTGCTCTTCCTCTCGAGCAGCGATCACTGCCCTTTCCTTCGCGATTGCCTGCTCAGCGTCCCGGTCTGCCAGTTGCTTCTCATAACGCCAGTCCTGCACCTGCCACGCCGCGCCGCCGGCGCAAGCCATCAGCACCAAGATCAGCAACGCCAATCCCGCCAGTCTCTGCGCCGGCGTCATGCCAGCACCTGCAGCGCCTTTTCATACAGCGCCTGGCGGTCTACCTGGCCATTGAGCCCGCCATTGATGCGGCGGGTGATCTTCGTGAAATCCTTCTGGTCTGCCAGCGTATTCAGCCCGCGCGTGGACCAAAACCACGCCGCCGACATCGCGGCATGCTGGGGCAACTCCAAAAGCTCAGGTTTGCCGATCAGATCCAGGCCCAGCGCCTCACCGCACGCGACGTAATTCGCCCGGCCGGTGACCTGGATAAGGCCCCGGCCTCGGAACTTGGAGCCGTCACCCTTGACGGTGTTACCCAGATCCGCGCGCCCTTCATATCCGAGCTGCTGCGCCGTCGGCCCCCAAATCTCGCGCACCCACCGCAACTGGCCCGACTCATGTCCGACCTGAGCGATGAATGCAGCCACCCGCGGCATGCCGACAATGGAGTAGCGACCCATCGCAGTGTTTAACGCGGAAACGAAAACGCCGGCTTGGCAACCGGCGTTCGGGAGGATTTGCAGCAACTGCTGCTCGGTGATCGGCATACGTTTCTCCAGGCGAAAAAAAACCGCTCAAGGCGGCTGTGGTGTATTTGCGTTGGTCAGGCTTCGGGCGTTACGGGATCTTCCGCAGGTTGTGCTTCCTGTGGCATCTCCACCGCTGGAGCATCAGGCACCAGAATGTGCAGCGTGATCATGTGCTTCAGGTCGTATGGCTTCCCGTCCTTGGTCACCGTCACGACCAGCACATCGTCATCGAATTGAATGTCCACGTCCGCCCGAGAGTCCACCTGGTTGACGGTGTAGCCCCAACCATCATCCACTGGCGGGAACGGAACCATGCCGAGGCATCCTGTGATGTGATACACGCCAACCGAATCGCGGGATGATCCAACCACCCCGGCGCCATTGGTCACGAAGTCGTAGGTCGCGCCAGTCGCCCCGAGGACATTGATTGCTGCTCTTGCCATGGTCAGATCGCCTTCAAGGTGCCGTCAGCGGCACGCGTGGTGTTGGTGTCGTCATAGATTTTCCGCCACGGCGTGGTAGCGCCGTTCGCCAGAGTGACGCGCGAGTAGAGGCTGCCATCGAGGATGTTCGCTGCGAGCTCACTTTGACGAAATCCTTCTGGATACTTGATCGTTATCAGCGTTGAGTAAGGGGCGGCGGCTGGAACGTCAGCATTGCTGCTGGTCGTCGAGAACTGTGTCTTCTGCACCAGGCTCAAGGCTGTTCCCTGAGGGATTCCGATAGCCACGCCAAGCAGCCCGCCCGCGCCAACCGCCATTACGTTCCCGGCCGCCGTACCAACAGTCGCTGTAGCAGCCGAGCCAAGGCCAAGGCCCGCACGAGCATCCGCTTGGGTTTTTCCTCCGGTACCACCTTGCGAGACTGAGAGCGCCGTTGTTAAACCTGACAAACTGGTGATATCAGTATTTGCACCGGCGCCCGGCAGCTTTTTCCAGGCACGCCATGAAGAAAGCGACTGCGTCCGGAAGTATTTAGAATCTTCATCAAGGGCCAAGAATTCCTGGCCGGCGAATGTTGCATTTGATCCCGGGTGGACGATCAACACCCCCACCTTTCGGGTGCCGAGAATGAGGAAATTCCCCAAGTACTCCCCACCGGCGCGATAGTCATCCGGGTTTACGTCACCCAAATAAGGCATGTTGTCCTTTGCGCCAAGCCCGCCGTAGCCCACAGGCAATAACCGCCCAGGCGTCGTATCCGAAAGGCTTGTCGCGATGTCGGCGGTTATCGAAGTGCCAATCGTGGTGCGACCGGTCCCGCCCTTTGATACGGGCAAAATATCGTAATTGCCAGTGGTGCCCAGCGCTGCCAGCTTCGGCCCGAACTGATTGTTCAGGTTGTTGAAGGCATCCGAGAGCATCTTGTCATAGCCCTGCACCGGCATGATGGCGTAGGCACCACCGCTGACTGACGGGCCTTTGTACGCAGGAATGATCGAAATGATCGTAGCACTCGCGACGTTGCCAACCTCATAAGTGAAGCCATCAGGCCCGATGAACGAATCGCCGTTTCTGCTGCTCGCGGCGAAGTCCACGCCGATTCCAACTACTGTATTGCTGTTAGTTTGAACAGTGACCGAGCCCGCTCTTTGCCAAACCATGTATTTCTCCATGAAAACAATTATCTAACGGCAGCATAAATACTGCCCCAAGACTTGGACATCAGAATCACAAACCCTACCAAAATCATTGTGGCATTGGCTTTGCGAACAATAATGGAAGAAACAATGAATCCGTTCGAAAATCTCCAATATTCTGAAGATAAACCGACACCGTGTTGGCGGCGTAATTGAAACCACAGCTGAGTTTAGAAAACGTATCATTACCCGGAAGATCATATGCAATATTATTGATAAGCATATAATCGCCGGTATTGAATGAGGCAGGTGCTAGATACGTGTAAAGCCATCTGCCGGGCGATGGATTTTCTGCACTGACAAACGTCCATGTAGTGACTACACTTGTGAATTGGGCACAAGGCGTTCCATTGTCAAATAAAAGCTTTGAATTACCATTCCACAACCTCAATCCATATCCTGCAGTCGGCTTTGATTCGTAAGCGGCTAAAAAATAATTTCCAACTCCAGCCGCTTCATTAACAAAGCCAGTCCAATTACCGGGCCCACCAAGAAGCCTGACCCATTGAAAACCGCCGCTTACATCTGGCCTCGCAAAAATTAAAGGGGGTTCAAGCGAGGTGATTGGCGTTGGAAATGCGGCACCTTTAACACCATTCTCCCCATACCTTGCGGAGTACAGTACAACAAGCCTGGAAAACTCAGAGTCGAGTGTTACTACGCCTGAGCTATTGGTAAATGTGAGACCATACGTCATTTCAACCTCACTTATATTTTAATACCAGCAGCCTTTGCGTGCTTATACCAATTCGTCCATTCGGCATATTCCTGTTTGAGAACCAAACCCTGACCCCACCCGATAATACTTGGGCATCAAACTGAGAGTTGCGAGCATTTTGACTACTCGTACTTCCGGACCAGGGCTCGTTGGGCAAGCAAATGGCCGTGTGATTTGAAGGCTCTACTCCTGGGATTGCTATGTACACACTCCGACCTGAACCTGGCACTGAAGAGTCTATAAGCGCCGAGTAAACCACCCTTACAGTGAAAGAGTTTTCATCCAGTTGAAGACCGCCCGCCCCCCCCCAAATCCTTGCTCCATAACTCATTCACTTAAATCTCCGATTTGAACGCGTTTGATGCCGTTAACATCCCAAAACCGCAACGATCGATTCGTCATAATCGAGCGGCCTTGACCAGGAACCACCCCGTTAATCTCAAACGTTCCGTCGAAGAACAACTTCCATCCACTGGTACCCGCCACGTAGTTATTCGACTGGATGTAGTTGCCGATCTTCGCGTTAGTGATGGTTCCGTCCTGGATAAAGGCCGAGCGGATGAAGGTCTGCCCGCCGGTGACCGAGAACGGCGACACCGGCGTGCCGTTGGCCAGGTTCAGCAGCATGAAGGTGTCGGCCCGCACGACGAACTGCGACGACACCCCGGACGGATCGACCTGCAGGCCCAGGCCAAACGATGCGGCGTACTTCTGGCCGCCCGCGGCGGTCTCCATCTTCACAGACCAGATCGTCGACAAATCACCGCTCAAGTCGGCTACAGCCTTGCTCGTGGTCTGAATGGTCGCCTCGTTGGCCCCCACTTTTGCATTGAGCTGAGTGAGGCTTTCCGCCGTAGCCGTGCGATCGGTTGCCGTCACGCGCTCAAGGTTGGTGAGCTTGGCGCCGTTGTCACCGACAGAAGCGTCGAGTGTGGTAAGGCGCTGCGCTGTTGCCTCTTGGGCAGACGATCTAACCGACTCTTCCCGAGCAATAGCCGCCGTACTCGACCAGCCTTTGAGCGCATCGATCTTGGAGCCGTTACCTGAGTCGTCCCTGGTCGCCGCGCGCAGAGCATTTAGCGTCGAGGCCTGCGCAACTACCTTGCCGTCGACGGTCTCGATGTTGGTCTTGTTCAGCTCCACCTGCTGCGCCAAGGCGCCGACAGTGCCGACGGTCTGCCCAACGTCGAGCCAGAAAGCGGGATTCGGCGGTGGGGTGTTTGTCGGCACGTCTGCAGTGGCCTGGTACAGCCTTTGGCCCTGGCGCACGGTGTCGCCCGCGACGTAGGTCTTCTGCGCGTCGTACAGCAGGATGTCGTCGAGCGCGTCGATCTGGTCCTGCAGGCCTTGGATCTTCTCAAGATCACTGAGAACGTCCTGTCCAAGCTCTGTTTTGCCAACCTTCCCGGCCAGAGCCGATAGGTAGGCGGTGACGTCGTTCGACGTTGAGGCTGGCACGTATAGAAACGCGCTTTTGCCGTAGGCGTTCTTGGAGCGGATGAAGTAATAATAGTTGGTGTAGAAGGCCAATCCCGTGTGGGTAAAGCTGAGGCCCTGCCCCAAATAGGTAGCTTCGCCAACTGTCGCCTGAGGCGTTACGCTGAAAAAGTACTCATAAGTTCCGCCATTAAGGCCGTGCAGAACATTGTTCGGGGTTAGCGTGATCGAGGTGATCGAGGATTGAACCGAGCAAGACTCAGGGATTGCCGGACCCTCGATGCTCACGGTAATTGTCGCTTCGCCTGACCGCGCCATAGGCCCGATGGCTGCCACGCTCATCGTGTAAGTGCCGGATGGCAGCGCACTGATCTGGCACTGATTGCTCACAGCCTGGATCGTATGCGATTGCGCCACGCCAGAGCCCTGGCGGACGATGATGGCGTACTCTGAAACGATGCCCTCGGGCGCCTCCCACGAAAGAACGCCCTGCACCACCTCCGCGGTGGTGTCCTGCGTCCAGACTAATCCTGTCGGCGAGCCGAGACCGCCGGACGGAAGATTGATAAACCCTAACGGGTCATACGGCTGCCCGACTGCATCATCAAAAATAGCCGCCTCATACTGCTGGACCTGAACGTTACAGCCCTCGCTGTCGCCCATGGACCAGTTGGTCACGATGAACTCGCCGAGAATGTTGAGCGACGGCAGGTTGACGCGCACCACGCGGCCGGGCCGGCAGTTGTAGCCGGAAAAGTTCATAGGGATGGTTATCACCCCACCCGCCCGCCGGCGCCGCAATTCGATATTCGCCAGGCGTTGCGGCTGGTAAGCATCAGTTACGTAGGAATAAGTAAGCGTTTCCGCCGCCTCACCACCATCTTCCGCAATCCACTCGGCGATGCTGACTTCGGGATAATCCGTTTCGGTCCAAGACTGTGAGGGGTCAATAAAGGTGCCGCGCACGGTATTGATGGCTGAATCATTGGTTGGCTCGGTGCTGCCTCCGATCGTACCGATGACCATGTCTTCTGTGATTTCGAAGTCGTATGGCCCGTAGTAGGCGCCGGCCTGCAGCATCCATCGCCCGCCAACACGGATCAAACGACCTGCACATGCAGCCTCGAGCTTTTGCAGCACCCCAGACTTCAACTCGTCCGCACCGATGACACACGCACTGCGGTATCGCTGACTTACAGATCCATCGGCATTGGTCACAGCCTCGTCACAGACGTTCGCTGCGCTGGCAAATGTCGAAAAAACGATCTCGTCATCTGGAACACTGCACCGATTGCGCAGATACCAGAGGATGTGCAGCGCCGTGTTTGGACTGTAACCGCTGGTGTTGGTGCGCGGATCGAAAACGTCATTGCGACCACGCACGATGAAGCGCACATCAGGAATACCCGACGGGAACTTCACGGAGCTATACATCAGCGACAGCCGTACAAAAGACAAGCCGCGGCCAATCTGAGAGTCTTTCCAGTCGGGGCAGTTCGCCTTCAGAAAAGAATTCACCTGGGTAGGGTTTACGACCAGCTCATAGCTCGCAAAACCAGCAAAAGAGGCGATAGGCTCTTCGCCAAGGTATATGTTTTCGAGTGCATCCACAGCGCCTTCGCACAACACATACACCAGGTGGAGCCATTCACCCTCCGTCTGTGCGCCCCTCTGCTCTTGAGCCCACACCAGTACGCCACCGGTTGCAACCCGACCGAGAATGAAGCGGACAGGCGCTTTCGAAGAGCGAACTGTTTGAGCTGATGGCTCGTTGTCCCGCAAAGGAGACTTGGTGTTCAGCTTTTCCTGCTGTTCTGCCGCATAGAAAGCCAACCCGGCTCCGATAACGGCGCCTACCGGTCCGCCCTGCACAAAGCCAATGACTGCGCCGACGACGACCTGAGCAATTTTCTTAACGCCACCGCTCATTAATCAACCCTCCAGGCAGCCCTCGGCTCGCACTCAATGCGGTGGGCTCCATCCTCGGTTGCCGACCAGTAATCACCCGCCCAAAAGACAGCCATACTTCGGCCGCCAGGGGCGTCATACAGCACCACGTCGCCGCGCTGGATAAATGCCAGCGATACCCTTTGAAAGCAGGCGTCCCAGGCAGCTTCTAGGCTCCCGTGCTTGCGCTTCAGTTGACGCTTGGCACCGGCCTCGGTTTTATATTTGCCGCGATAATCGGAGGCGGGATCGATACCGCATACCGCTTCAGCGCAGTCCGCGGCGAACAGGCAGCAGTCAAATTCGCCCCACGAAAAAGGCCGCCCTTGGGCAGCCTTGATTGTTTCGTTGAGTCGTGTGGTCCAGTCTCGATGCCGCATCGCTAACTCCCGTAGTTGAATGCCGGAGCGTCCTTGCTGGAACCCCAGTAAATCGGCCACTCGGACATTTGCGCGATGGCGTAGAAGAACCGATCGCCCTGGTGCCGGGCGCGGTGGTTTTCGTCAGTGAAGCGCTCGGTGCCGGTGCGGCTCCATTCAGCCATTCGGTCTACCACTGGAACCGTGATGCTGTTGCCTTCCTGGCCAGTGCCGGCGAACGAGAATTTTGCGGCGTCCATACGCCCAGAGAACAAAATATCAGCGGCGTAGTTGCCAGCCTCATCGAACACGATGAACAGGACCTTGGCCGCCCTCCCCCGACAGCCACGGATATTTGTCTCGGACAGGATGTAGGCGTCGAGGCCGCTCAGAGTCAAATCTACCGACATAGGCGAACCTGAATTGTCGCTTTCCTGCGACTGGCTGACCTGGCCGAAGTCGCCGACACCCTCGTAGGTGATCCCATCCACCACCAGTTGGCCGGTTCCGGTGTGCGCAAACACCATGCCGTCTACGAAGTCCAGCTGGACCGCGTACACAGGCATAAACTTGCCGGTGGCGATGATATTCACCACGCTCTGACTGAATGGAAAGGCAGACGGCATTAGAAGGCCTCCCTGAATTGCAGCGTGCAATTCGAAACGATTGGCTGAATGGTTACCTGGTGGGTGTCGTCAACACGCCGCATCTCCGAATAAGGGTTTCGGTACTCAACTGCCGTGCCGGGAGTCAACGTTTTCCGAATGCGCTTATTGAGCGAAACGGTGACCTGCCCTTGTGCATTTGAAGTTGCGGTTTGCACGGCTTCAAACATCTCGCCGTTTATTGTCAGATAGTCACCAAGCGAAAAAACCCTCGCATTGGGTGTTACCCCGCCAATGACGACAGCCATGGCTTGAGCGATGCCAGATACAACAACGGGTGCCCCGATATTGTCACTGCGAGTACGCGTGATTGCTGGGATTTTGACCGTGCCGAACATCCCATTCAGGCGCCCGAGGAGCGCCGTTAGCTCCCTCTCGTCCTCATCAAAGAGTACTCCAAATGTCAGAGTGCAGACCCAGTAGGCGCCAGGATACCCAACAATCTGCTGGGCATTGGATAGCGTCGACGTAAACGCCCTGTTGTTGTAGGTCATCCCCCACGCCGTCTCACTGGGCTCTAACAGTACAGGCCAATCAAGAGCCATGGTTTCTCCTACAGCCGCTTAACGGCGCGCGATCATTTGGCGGGCAGGCCCGTTCTGTTTGAAGTCGTTGAGCACCAACTGGTACCCAGCTTGGGCTCCATCTTGCGCAGCACGCTTGAGCTCATCCCTGGAAACACCATTCGCATCCCCACTGAAATGAAAGTGCTGCGTCACGCCTGCGAGACTTGTGGTCGTTGTGGAAGAGTCGGACTGCGACGTGCCTCCGACCATTCGCACGCCAAGAGACCCGTCAGAGGCGCGAGTCAAAGGCATGATTGCCTCCGGCCCGGCCTCGGCGAAGATTCCAGCGCCCTTAGCGAAAGCGAAGGTCTGTGGCGTGTCGTAAACCCCGCCGGAATAAGAGGATAGACTTGCAGAGTTGTAAACGCCGCCTTTGGCGTTGGCCACCATAGCGCCCTCGCTAAAACCAGTCATGGTTCCCTGCCCTAACGCCTGGCTACCACCAGAGAGAAAGCCGAACGCACTACTCAAGAACCCGGCGGCAGCCTGGCGAACCTGAATTCGGATGAGATCCGAAATAATAGAGTCAGCCATGTCCTTAAACGACAACTTGCCTGTTTTGACGAAGTTTACGATGCCGTCTTCCATGCCGGTGAAGGCGCTGGTGAACATCTGCTTGGTTTGACCAGCTACGTCAGCAGCCTGAGCGACGTAGTCCTCGAACGCATCCGAGGCGCCATTGACCCAGTTTGACTGCGCAGCATCAAGTTGAGCGTAGTAATTTTGTTGAGCTGCGAGGCGCTTACCGAGTTCATCCTCGAGAACCTTGGTTTCGCTCGCATAAAGCTCCGGTGAAATTTCCCCGCTATTACGCTGCTTGACCAACTCATTTACGTCAGCGGCGTACTTCTGACGAAGAGCCAAGTCAGCCCGCATCCGGTCGCGGGCCTTGTCGCCCATCCCCACGCCCGCCAGCTCCTGCTCAAACCCGTCCTTCGTGGTTTGGGTTGTCAGCGCCTGGGCATTCTTGAACGCCGTCAGCTTCAGGTCGTCCTCGTTGGCCTTCTTCAGTTTGTTCAGCGTATCCAACTCAGCGGCCATGCCCTGGAGCTTTTTCTTCTGCGCTTCGCTCAGCTTGCCGAGCTTCCCTTCCTGGAGCTCGAAGGAAAGCTTCATCACCTCCGTTGCTTCGTTCTGCTTGTTGCCGGTGGTGTTGATCAGTTCGATCTGGCGCTTGTAGCCTTCCTCGGCAGTGGCGAAATCCTTGACCTGCTTCTTTGCTGCCGACTCCTCCGAGCTGGCATTCTTCTGCTTGGCCTTAGTCGCATCCGCATCGGCTTTCTTTTGGTCATCAATAGCCTTGGCCCGAGCGCGAATCGACGCGGCGAGAGCGCTTTGGGTATCGATGTTTTCTTTCAGAATTACGCGCTCAGCAGCTTCAGCAGCAGTCTTGTCCTGCAAGGTGCCAAGCTGTTTTTCAAGCTGCTCAAGATATTTCTCGCCGGCGGCCGTAGCGGCAGCAGCGGCAGCGGCGTTCTTGCCAAGCCCGTCTGCCGACTTATTGTTCTCCGCTGAGAATGCAGAGAGCGCAGATTGATTTGCCGCTAGGGTGGCGGTGAGCTTTTCAACATCGCCTGCGCTCTCCTCGATCCCTTGCGCCATGGACTCGGAAACCACGGCGGGAAAGGCTCGAACTTTGTTCGCGACACTGGCCCAGTCAACTGCTACTCCGCTGGCCGAATCCTTCGAGGCCTTCTTGACGATATCCAGGGCAGCCTGGGCATCCTTTGATAAGCTGACGAAACCGGCAGCAAGACCGGAATCCTGGCCAGCTGCACCAGCATTACGAAGACTGCTTTCGAATTTGTCCGCAATCGCGCCGGAAGATTCTTCGACCTTGCGCTGGGTCTTTTCGATTTCGGAGCGTAGCTCTCGCAGGGTGACGGCCTGAGTTGCCCGTCCAAGCTCGTTGAATTTCTTGATCAGCACATCAAGTGGCGCTGACAGGTCTCCCAGCTTTTTCTCAAGAAAACCAGTGTTGTCGCGAAGAGTAAGAAACGCCGTCGCCGCGCCTATTGCCAGCATTGCTACACCGGCCGGGCCGCCAAGAACGCCGAGCAAAGTCGTTGACGCGCTTCTCACGCCTGCTTGAGCGGTGGCAACTGCGTTCGTTGCGCGCGCCTCAACCGCTCGGGCTTCCGCCAGTTGCAGAGACATCTGTGTTTGAACCGCAGTGCCGCGGGCCGCAATAGCCTCTTTCTCCGCCAAGAAAACAGTGGTCTGCGCTTTCTGTTGCTCCGCTTGCGCAACGAGCAATACAGATGCGGCCTGGGCTTTCCTCGCAGCAGCGTCCTGAATAGCTGACTTGACCGCCACCGCCGCGTTTCCAGCAGCCGCACGACCGTAGCCAGCTAAGGCCCCAATAGCTGCGAGAATCGCAACGTCTGCGAGCGTTTCAAAGTTTTCGCCAACAACTCCAATGCCGCTTGCCAGAATGCCCGTGGCATCTGTGGTTTCGTTCAGCTTCCCGACGTAAGTGGTGAAAGCGTTTTGCAGGTTTTGCACCGCGTCTCGTACAGCGACACTCATTCCGTCCGCAAGAATCCCGTTTGCTTCCGCAGTCTTTTGCAGGCCTGCAGTCAGGGTATCCAAGCTAAGCTTGCCTTGTGCGCCAAGGCTGCGGATTTCTTCGGCCGACTTTCCGGTCGATTTGGCGACGGTGTCCACTACCGTAGGCATCGCGGCAAGTATTGATTGCCATCCGTCAGCCTCAACCTTTCCGGTCTGAAGCGCCTTCGAATAAGCATCGATAGCCGAGCTGGCTTTATCTGCCGACGCTGAGTTGGTGACCAGTAGAAAGCTGAAACTATCCATTACGTCCAGCGCCTGGCTGGTGTTGTAGCCCATGGATTTGAGGCTTTCCGAAGTTCGGATGTATAGCTCTTGCGCTTCAGCGAGAGGCCGATAAGTGCGCTTCGCAGTCTCCAACAGACGCTGTTGCACCTGCTCGTATTCGCCGACACTGCTGGTTGCCATGCCTATACGGTCGGACATCTGGCCGTATGAGTCGGCGGCCTCAATGATCTTACCGATACCGGCAGCTCCGATCGCTGCCGCCAACGCAGTCTTGATCAGTCCGGATGCGTTCTGGGCTCGCTCTCCAGCGCGATCAAAAGCGGTATCAACTTGCCCCAGACTTTTGTCGATCTTGCTGGAAGCTTGGCCAACGCTGGAATCTGCACGGGCCATTTCTTGGCGAAGTTGCGCCGTAGTGGCCTCGATGCGGACAAGCATTCCCTGTACGTCGGTATCGGCCATGCTTTTCTCCAGGCATAAAAAAACCCGCCGGGGCGGGTGTTAAATTTGATAAAAATTAGTGGCAGAGCTTGGACCAAGCCTTCTCAAATTCACTTGAGGTCATGCGATCGTCGCCCGCAAAAACCACCATTTCTTTAGTGGCCGCGATGAATCTCTTGAAGCCGACATACCCGCCGAAGGAGTTTTTAGAGTTGACCTCGCCGCAAAACCCTTTCTGATTACGAAACTCAGCGCTTTCTGGATCTTTCAAAACCCCAGATACAAACTCCCTGGCCACGCGCTGATATCGTATTTCGGTCATTTCGGCCTTATTCCTGGCCTTATCGGCCTCGGATTGGCCGCATGCCGCCAGCAACAAAAAAACCGGCAGCGCCATCAGCAGCTTTTGCATTCGTCAATCCCTCGTCTGTAATCGGGGAAGACTATCAAAACGCTACGCTGCCTGCCTCCCTGTGAGCGCCTGCCGCAGCTTGTCCGCCACTGTCGACGCAGATGGCTTATCGGCCTTGGCCTTGGCCTTTCCACCGCCGAAGGGATTCGTCATCTGCGCCCATTCGATCTTGGCGTCCATGGCCAGGAAAAGTTCAGGGAGCGGCACCCGCCAGGCGACATCAGGCGCCCATCCAAGCCATCCGACAGCAACGGCGTAAAGGCGATCTACATAGCTTCCATTCTCTACAGCGCTTACGCCTTCGCCGGCTGATCCTTTCCCGGCTGTGCGCCTCGAGGGTTGTAAAGCGCGACCAAGTACGCATTAAGCTGGGTAGCGACCTCCAGCACGCCCTCCTGCCATACCTGCTCAGAAATAGGTGCAGCGGCTTTACCACTCAGTCCAGCGCCGCCGGCGATAATCACTGCGCATCCTTCAATACTCAGAGAGCTGATTGCCTGCGAAGCCCCGCGCAGCCCGCCGAAGTGGGCTTCGATAGCGCGCACGGCGCTGAGCGTCGGGGTCAGTGTGTAAGTCTCTTCGCCGAGCCTGATCTCGACGGTACCGAAAAGGGTCTTGCTCATGCGTCGAATCCTTGGGGTTCGGGGCCGAAGCCCCTCGGGTTAGGCCGCGGCAGCCGGGAGAATTTCCAGGATGTCGGAGTTGATGCCGATCGTTACGTTGCGGCGAACCACGTTGTCAGCGGCGCCGGCGGCGACGGTGTTGTTCATCACCTTGCCACGCAGGTAGAAGGTGGTTGGCAGCAGCGCCGGGGTGGCATCGGGATCGCCATCGTTCAGCGTGATCTTGATGTTGTAGTCGCCCTTGCTTCGATCCTTGTGAGCGATCTTCAGCTTGGCCTGGCCCAGGTCGCCGTTGTCGAGGCCGATGGCCAGGGTCAGGTCACCGGCATCAGCGGTGCCCTTGTACTTGCGTACGCGGCCATTGCGCAGCGAGGTGAAGGTCACGGAGCTGAACGTGTCACCAAACTCGCCCAGGTCTTCAACCTCGCCAATATCGACGTAGGTGTCCGCCTTGTAGAGCGCTTCAGTGTCCGCGCCGTTCTTGCTACCGATACCGATCCGGCAGCCGGCGGCTGTGTTGAGGTTGTCTTCGGCCATGGGGGTTCCTCCAAGGGCACATTGGATAAAGCCGCGGTGCGGCCGGGTGTTGGGTTTAGTGGGTGGTGATGATGCGGACCGTAATCGACCCCTGGTACGTGACGCCATCAGCATCGCGCTGGGCGTCAGCCTGATCGACCCGGACCGAGACAGCGCGGCCAACAGTCAACGGCAACCGGCGCTCATCCAGAGCCGCGACAACCTCGCCGATTATGCGCTTCACCTCGGCTTGTCCATGGGCATCCGACCAGACCGACAGGTAAATCATGCGCTGTTCGCGCTTCCTGCCAGCGATAGGCGAAATGTTGGTGGATATCTCGCGGTCAATGGAAACGTAGGGCATCGGCGAATCCATGGGCGCGCCATCGTAGGTCGGGCATGAAACCTCGGCCGCAAGCCTGGCGAACAGCGCCTCCTGCAGCGCAACAGACGGATCAGCCATTGGTAAGCCCCTTGCTCGCCTTGCTCAGCGTTCGACCGATGGCCGCCTTGATGTTGGCCACCACATACTCCCGGTTAACGTCCTTCGCTGGGCGAAGCCATGGATGCGCGGGGCGCGCGGGGATGTCCGGGTACTTGCCGAAGAAGTTGGTGCCATCGGCCTTGTTTGTCGGGCGACGAGTTCGGCCACCGGCGCGCTTGTTGCCGGTGTAGCCCTTGGTCCCGTACTCGACGAACCGAAGGTAGAAGAACCGTTGCTTGTTTTTCTTGCCACGGATACCGATCTGGGCGTCCAGGCCGCTTTGCGAAACAAACACCGTCAGGGCGGCAGCAGCGGCGCCAGTGTCTTTCGGGATCAGGTTTTTCATCGTCGAAAGAATGCGCTCGGCACTGTCGCGCATCACCGGTGCCAGCTCGTTATCCATGGACTGATGGAGTGTGCGTAGCGTGCGGCGAAGCTTGAAATCGCCGGACATGCGCGAGCGGCGGGCGGCCATGGATTACTCCTTGGCCTTTCCGGCCTTTTCAGGGGCGGGAGGCGTATCAGGCGCAGGCTCGACCAAGCCGCGGCCCACCAGGTCGGCACCAAGCTTGGCGTCAACCGTGAATTCTTCACCCTTCTCCCGGTCGCCGGTAGCGCCGGACAGGGTGCCCAAGGCAATAACTCTCATGATTAACCTCTACGGATTGGGTACGTTCGAACAAAGAAGCCGAAGCATGTCGCGCTCGTTGTTCGGCAGAGCGGCTTCGATCAGGTAGGTGGTGGTGACTCCATTCGCCTGGTAGACCAGGCGATTGCCTGAGACCGCATCAGGGCGGGGATGCATGCGAACCTCTGCTGTTACAACCGCTTTCAGTTGCTCGGCTACGGGTGATACTCGCCCCGTCGGCAATGTAATCTCCGACCAGAGTTTGCCCACTTCGACCCAGGCGATATCAAAGCCGCCTGTTTGGTTCTTGGTGAGCACTGGCTTGAGCATCGTACCCCGGTGGCGCAGCGGTCCGGCTCTCATACATTCACCCAGCGGTGAGGCTTCCACAGAGCATTGGTTGCCATTGGCAGTTCCGCAGTAATCGTTCCGACCACCACAGTCTCGCGGCTGCTATACCAGTGTCCGATCAGCAACAGCGCTCCTTGCTGGATGCCCTTGGTCATCAACAGCGCATTACCGACCGGGTCAGGCAAGGCCGTTGCAGGGTCGACGAGCGTGCGATTGGTCCAGGTCTCAAACGCGCTGAGGGCTGCATCCGTGTAGCCCTGAATCAGCGCATTCTCGTCGTCATGGTCGACCCGTAAGTGAGCCTTGACGATGGGGAGATCAATCAACCTTCGGTACCAGCGCCTGAAGAACTTCTTTGTTGGCGGCCGGATCGAACTCAATTCCTTTTCCGGTGAGCCATACCTTCAGATCGGCGACTTTCATCTTGAGCGGGTCGGTTTCTTTCTGCGCCTCGACCGCCGCGTCAATCTCTTCCTGCGAGCTGCGCGATACGTACCCCTCAGGTGGGTAATTCACCGCCAGGTAGCCGGCCGCGACAAACTCAGCGATGGTCGGGCCATCCAGCTTCAGACCATTGGCGTCCAGTTGATTGGGGTAGGACGCAACACCCAGGTGCTCGACCGCAACCAACGCGCATCGCTCCGAGACATCCTGTTCGCCGGCGCCAACCTCAACTACATGGTTGCCATCGACAGAGAATGGGAACGGCTTTTTCACAATAATGATCGGCATAAATCCTCCAGCAGGCTGGGCGCCCGTAGGCGCCCGCCCATTTAGGCAGCGGCGCTCAGGGTGAGAATCTTCACGGCCTGGGAGTCGACCAGCATGCCGCCGACGCGCTTGGTGGTGTAGAAGCCAACGAATGGCTTGTTGGTGTAGGGGTCGCGCAGCACGCGGGTGCCGATACGGTCCACCACGGTGTAGGCGCGCTTGAAGTCACCGAATGCAATGGCATTGGCATCGGCGGCGACATCCGGCATGTCTTCGTTTTCGGTGATGCCGTACCCCAGCAGGACCGAAGGTGCGCCCGCTTCCAGGCCAGGGCGCCACAGGTAGTTGCCCTCGCTGTCCTTCAGCTTGCGGACGTAGGCAACAGTCAGGTTGCCCATCATCCAGGTGCCATTGGCGCGATAGCCAGCCTTGAGGGCGTGAATCAGGTTGATCAGGCTGTCACCAGTAATCGCACCGGCGGTGCCGCTCAAGAGCTTTTGCAGGACGCCGAAGGCGCGAGCGTCGTCGTCTTTCACGTCCAGACCATAAGCCAGCAGACCTTTCGGCTTGTTGACGCCATCGCCTTTCAGGAAAGCATTGCCTTCCTTCTCAGCGAAGTCGCGAGCAACCTCGCCATTCAACCAGCCCTCGGCATCGAAGAAGATGTCGTCAAGGCTGGTCTGAGTGGCTTGTGGGTTGGCGTACAGTTCCCCCATAAACGCAGAGATGTTGCCCAGTTTTGGAGTGTTGGTTGCCGGACGAGCATCGGTTTCACCCACCCAGCCCGCGCCGTTACCGCCGAGGTTCACCAGACGCTTGTAGTCCGGACTGCCAACGGTGATCTGGTTGCAGACCTGGCGCATAGGCGAGGTGTCGCGCAGCAGTTCGATGATGCTGCGGTCAAGCTCTTCGGGCACTGCGAAGCCGCCATCTGCATCAACGCCGACCTGCAATGCCTTGGCCTGCAGCTCGCCCAGACCAGTCTCGATACCCTTGCGCACGAACTGCATGAATGCGGTCTTATGCTCACTGGCGGCCTTGGTGCCGGTACCGTCAGGACGCTTGAGGGACAGCAACTCTTTTTCCAAGTTGCTCTTCAACACATCCAGATCACTCAGCTTTTCGTTGAGCGTATCGACCTGGCCGGACAGCTTGCCCTTTTCTTCTTCCAGGCCATCAATGCGCTTGTCATTGGTCTTTTTAAATTCGTCGAACTTCTTGCCCAGGGCTTCGGCGACGTCATCGATATCTTTCTTTTCAACAGCCATGAGAGGCTCCTTAAATGCGGGTCAACAGTGATTTGAGTGATTGCATTGCTTCGTCGGCATCCGCCTCTCGCGGTGAAACTGCGCCGTAGCCCTTGGCCATAAAGGCCTTGGCTTGGGAGCCAGAAAACCCAACCTCTCGAAGGGCTCGCTCCACTTTGCTGGGCGGCGGTGTTTCGCCGCGGGCCAGCAGAGATTTCACATCAGTGATCCGGGCCTCGTCGTTGGCCGGGAAGGTGACCGGGGATACTTCCCACAGGTCGATTGCCTTCAGCAGCCAGATTCCCTTTTCTTTGTCGTAGTCGTAACCGCCGTCCTCAAGCATGTAGCCGATGGACAGCCCGGTGAGACTTCCTGCTTTCATGTGTCCGTGCGCACGCTTGGCGAGCGGATCCGCCTCAACCAGGAGGCGACCCTTTACGTACAGTCCAACGTCGTCCTCGCGCATCTCGGTGTAAACGCCGATCGGCTCGCTCATTTGGTGCTGCCAGAGCATTGCCGGGAGGCGCCCTTTTTCCTTCCACCTGGCGAGGCTTGCCGCAAATGCACCACGGACAACTACATCGCTGTAGCTGTCCACGACGCCGAACACTGAGCCGTAGCCTTCGAACTCGCCGCTGTCGCTGACCGACTTAATGGTCAGCGGCACGTCAAGGCGCTGTTTTGTCTGCATCGTCGGCAGCCTCTGGATTGGTGGTCATGTTCATTGGGGTGAGGTAGATGTCGCCGCCTTCGCGGGGGTTTTCGTCTTCCAGTTCACGGCAGTCGTTAGGGCTCAATATTCCCCACTGAATACCTTTTCCGTAGGACTCGTAACGCCCCTTCAGGTCGCCTCGCATGAGGGCGCCCGCGTTGAACTTGGCATAGTGAGTCAGGCGGTCTTTCTCGTTGAGCAAGCCCACCTGAATGCGGTGCTCGATGCGGGTCATGATCGGAACCAGTGAGTAATTCACAAAGCTCATGCCCATGTGTTCGATGTTGTTTAGCGTCATCTTTTCCATACTGGCCACCAGGTGTGGCGGCACACGGAACAAACCGCATATCTGGGACTCGGTCAGCTTTTTGGATTCGATGAACTGGGTGTCTTGGGCGTTCAGGCTGATCGGTTTCCAGTCCAGGCCCATCTCCAGAATCATGGGTTTGTAGGCATTGGCCACACCCATGTGTTCGCCTTGAAACTCCGTCTTGAGCCGGCCAAAGGCTTCGTCGGTAAGCTGCTGCTCAGTCCGCAAAACACCGCTAGTCACAGCGCCATTCGTAAAAAGCTTGGCGGCGTGGGCGTCCATCGCCTGGCCCAGGCCCAGCGCCTGGCGAGCGTATGCGATGGGGTTTAGCCCGTTGAGCCCGTCCAGCGTGAATAACCGCACATGCCATATTTCATCCTGGGTTAGCGTTTTCGTACCCGATTTGAAATTGACGGTGTACTCAACTGTCCAGTCGTCCTTGAGCTTAGGCGTGACGATGTCCGGGTTGAGCGGTAGCAGCTCGACCACATTGCCCAAAGCCTTCACCTTGTAGGCGAAGAAGTTGCCACGAAGACACAGGCACGCCACCAGCATTTCCCAGAACTCCTGGGCGGTCATGTAGCTGTTGGGGGCCATGGTAATCAGCGGATAGAGCCGGTGAGCCGTCGCCGGCAGTCGGACCCGACCGGTTTGCTTTAGCAGCCGGCAAGGCAGCATGCCCATCGACTCGGCCAGCACCCGCACGCAGTTGAATACAACCAATTGTTGCATGGCGCTGGTGGTGGTCACGCGCTGGCCGGCATTGCTCTCGTAGCCTGCGCCCAATGCCTGGGCCAGCTTCTCCGGCGTATCAATGATCTGGGTGCCGCCTTTCCTTCCAAGGAGTGCGCGGAGCATCAGCGGCCACCTCGTACAATCGAGTACACGGACAGGGTGACCAACAGCGCTCCGCAGACTGTTAAGGCGAGTGGCTCACCCATCCATGCCCAAAGGCCGCGCGTCAGCAAAGCCAAACCCAGGACGCCGACGAGATCGGGGAAAGCCTCTTTCAGCGCCTCCAGCTTTGGCGACTTGATTTCGTCGGTCATAGGGTTCGAATTCCGTGTTTAGTGATGTGGTCAGAGAGGGTGTCATCGGGGTGAAGGTTTGCCAGAACTCGACCGATAGTCATGATCAACGCCACCGCGCCGTCGATTTTGTTGTCGTCTCCCTGCTTGATCGGGCGCACGACATCGTCGTTGCCTGGCAAGTTTTTGCCGATCACGTTTCCGATGCACCAGGTCATGATTGGATTGCCGTCGTGGTGGAATCGGCCAGCCTCAATAGCGGCCTCCAACTCCTTCATCGGATCGGACATGTTGGTGTAGTTTTGCGTGATGGTGACCGGCTCAAAACCTTCGTCATCAAGGTCATGGCTGAGACCTGTCGCACCGTGCGGATCAATAGGGCACTCGCGAATCGGGGCGAGATGATTCGCCTCCTTGGTGTCCTCAAGGATCTCGCGGTAGTCGACCTCCGCACCGTCTGTCACAGCCAGATGCTTTGAGTGAATCCACGCCTGAAACCGCTCGGACATCCTCTTGTTATCGGTATCGAATGCGGTGTCGTACGGAACCCAAAACTTCGGCGCAACGCTGTAGTAATGGACCTTGCCATCGATAACGCGCCAGAACAGCCTGGCCCTCGAGTTCATGTCGAGCTTGCGTGCCAGGTCGAAGCCAGCGATCCATTCTTGTCCCTCGAACTGCTCCAAGGTCAGCGAGGTATCCTCGCAGGCCTTCCAGCTTTCCATGTTGAAGAAGCCGGACTTCGCGCTCACCCAGAGGTTGAGGTGCTTTGTCTTGAAGGTGTTGGTGAATCGGGCCGAGCGAATTGCACGGGCTTGCTGGCTCTCCAGGTACTCCTGGAACACTGAGACCCCATGGTTCGGGTTAGCCTTGGCCAACATCTTCGGATCAGTCCAGTCATCACCTTCATCCAGCGTCCAGATCCATCCGAAAAGTTCCTCGTCAGGCACGGTGCCTTCGAGCATCTCGATCACCTGGCGCCGCTTGTCGTAGCACGGCCCCTCGATGTCGGCGCCGGCGGTGGTGATGATGAACATCAGCGGTTGGCGGCGGGCACCCATGCCCGTGAGCATGGTGTCGTACTGAGCCGACGTTGGGTGCTCGTGGTATTCGTCGACAATGGCGCAACTCGGTGAGGCGCCGTCGCCCGGGTTGCCAATCAGCGGCTCGAAGCGGCTGAAGTCCGACGGGATGTTCATGTTCGAGGCGTTCACCTCAATGCCGGCAGCCTGCACCAGCATTGGCGATTTGGTGACCATCAGCTTCGCCGGTCGGAAAACTTCCCAGGCTTGCTTCTCAGTGGTCGCACCGGAGTAAACCTCGGCGCCAAACTCACCGTCAGCCACGAACATGCTGATGCCTACGCCGCCAGCAACAACAGACTTGCCGTTCTTACGCGGTACTTCCCAATAGCTTTCGCGGAACCTTCGGTGGCCCCCCTTTTTCTTGACCCATCCGAACGTCACTGCCAGGCCAAACAACTGCCACCCCTCAAGGGTAATGAGCTGTCGCTTGAATGCCCACTCGCCCTTTGTATGGGGCAGCAGTTGAATGAGCTTCAGCTTCTTCTCGGCCTTGGCCAGGTCAAACTTGAAGCGAAAGCCTCGCTTGCGGCTGGCCGCCACATCGTCGAAGTGGCGCTGCACGGCCTGGTGAATGTAGCGGCAGGCCGGCACCTTCCCACGAAGAACGGACCGCCCCCAAGCCATTGCCTTGTCGACGTTGGCGTGCGGGGCTTTGGTCATTAGGAACTCAGTAGTTGAGCGAACTCATTGGTTGAGGCTTGCTTGTTGCCGCCGATGATCCGCGTCCGGCTCGCCGGATCGAGGCCGAGCAGTGAGCCAAAGGTGACCAGTTGGCGCATCGATTCGTTCGCCGCAGTAAGTGCGGGGTTCTTCATAGGGCTGCCCTGGGCAGAAGCCACGACGATCCCGAATTTCTGGACGGCCTCTTCGGACATGCGCCACTTGTCATAGGCGGAACAGAACGCCTCAACGTTGTGCAAATCGGTAAGCGCAACAACTTTTTCCCGGAGTAATTCAGGAATAAGCATCTTCCACATGGTGGCCGCGCGCTCGCTCAGCCAGTCCGGCGGGTCGATGTTTGTGACGGCGGTGAACTGAGGCTCATCATGATTGAGTGCCCGCTTTCCGGGGTTCCCAGCAAGTTTTTTCTGGGCCGTCGGCTTGGGTTTGCGACCACGGCCGGCGACCGTGGCGGTGCCTCCCATCGCGCAACTCCTGAATTTTTAATTTCGCGGGTGTAAGAGAAAGGCCAAGGGGACGGTCTAGCTCACCAAAAGTCGGGACTTTTGACCCTCCCCCTCCCTTATTGAGAATCAACCTCATTACAGCGCTCGAATCGGTCAATTCGAACGATTTCTCGATGGATTGCCCCAGCCGCCGTCCTCGGACGCCGTCTTCCTGCTGTGACAGGGATGACAAAGGGCTTGCCAGTTCGAGCTGTCCCAGAACACGGCCTTGTCACCTTTGTGAGGAACGATGTGGTCAAGATCAGTGGCCGCGACCACCAAGCCCTGCCGCTCGCACTCAGCACAAAGCGGGTGCTTGGCCAGGTAAGCCTTGCGGGCCTGCTGCCACTTGTAGCTGTACCCACGCTGAGCGCTGGTCTCGCGCTGCCGCTCGCGGCGCTTGGCCTCAGCGCTCTTGCCGATGTCTGCGTGGTCGTCGCAGTAGCGTGGGTTTCGGGTCAACACGCTGCAGCCTTGGGCGTTGCACGGCTTCTTCGGCCTCAACGGCATCTCATGGCGTCCTGGTCGGCAGTTTGAAGTCTGTGACCCGATCAGCAATCGACCGAATCTTCTCAACACCGAGGAAGCCAACCCAACCACCGACGAAGGTGGCCATGCTTTGCGGCAACCCGAAGAACTCCAGGCCGCTGATGATGGTCAGGGTCAGGCCACCGCATAGCACGCCTTCCAGCAGCATCTGGCGACGCGACCCACCACCGTAGGTGATGCGCAACACGGCCATGGCGAAGGACAGCCCCGCCGGGTAAAGGATCGGCGCATGCTGGCTCAGCCACGCAAGCATCAATGCCCAGGTGTCTGGCTTATCTGGCATGTTCGGCATCTCAGGTTCCTCCCTTTCGGGGAGTGAATAGATCAGCTCCAGCAACACTCCCAGCTCGGAGCAATGCGGTGGTGGAGCTGAAAACGAAAAAGCCCCGGCAATTGCCGAGGCTCTGGTGTTTGGTTGACTCGCTCTTCAGTTATGCAGTGACTTCAATTTTTCCTTACCTGACTGGGTCAACCCATTCATAAGGTAATGCGGATGAGGAAACCCGTCCTCCTCCCCAACCGAGCCTGCTGCGTCGATGTAACCGGCTTTAACCAGATAATCAACGGTCAGCAGGTAATGCGCTGTCAAGCCGAACTTGACGCCTCTGGCCTTGAGCTCATTGTACAAGCCGCCGGAGTCAATATCCTGCCTTGTGCCAGGGACTAAATCGTTTAGCCCGGAGAGAATCGTCCTACTCAACGCCCAATCAATTTCCATTTTCGCCCCTCAAGATAGCAAACATGCTAAGTGCTGAAGATACACACCTCGTCGCATGATTAGGAGCGATGGAACACAGCCTGTTAGCAGAAAGCAAAAAGCCCAACTCTAAGGTCGGGCTTTGCTCGCGGAAAAACCGCAAAGTAACTGAAATCTATATGAAGGGACCGGGGCTGTCAAGCTGCCTGACGCCGGATATCTAAAGCCCCATCAATCCAGGCAATACCGGCCTTCCAAAGTCCACGCGTCTTCTCTTCGCCGAAGCCCATTTTCTTGCCAACCTCCATCAGCGAACTGTCGCGGGTGGTGTAGTACTTCATCAACACCTGGCCGCATTCGGGATAGCGCTTGAGCAGACGGCCCATCAGCCCATCAATCAGCAGCGCGTCGTCATCAGTGATCATCGGTGACAGGACGGTGTTCTCGCGTGACCCGCAGCAAGACACGCCCGATCCAAGGACCACCCAGCGGCCCCAATGCTCCAGCAGATCCTCGGCGGTGCGCTCTTTAAATGTCGGTGTGAAGGCCATGGTTCAATCCCCTGTGAAGTTGGTGCCGCCGGCGCCGCAGCGGTTGTTCGCGTTGTATTGCGCTTCAGCACTGGCAGGCTTGAAGCAGTTGAATTGCGCGATCTGGTGCTCAGCGGCCTGGAGACGAATGCTCAACTGCGTCACCAGCACCTCCAGCGGCAGAGCCTCACCGGTTTCGGCGGTGACCCAGCCCGATGCGTTGCACTGCACGCAGGCCAGTTCATGGAAGACGCCCTTGATCACCGCGCGACCACGGCATGCCGGGCACTTGGCCAGGTCGAGCTGGGCGGCGCGGAATGCTGGGCCGAGGGACTTTTTAACCTGATCTTTCATGACGGCTCACCGCTGCCCATGGCGGTGTCGATACCGGCATCCACATCTTCTTTCCGAAAGCGGATACCAGAAAGCCACAAAGGGACGCTCAGATAGAAGCTGTGCCCGGATTCGCTTTTATCTCTAAGCCAGCGATACCTATCGGCCTCCTTGCGCAGAGCCTGGATTTCGGAGATCAGGGCCAGCACCGCGGTCGAGTTAGCGACGTCCATGAATTCCAACTCTGCCTTATCCCAGGCCTCTGCAAGTTCGTCTCCGCCAGATTTGCACAGCTCAGCAAACGTGTTCTCGGCGGCCTCGGCCACGCGCTTAAGGTTGGCCAGGTCGGGAATTTGCGCTTGATTTACCATTTTTAAACCTCGCCTTTTATGGTTTCTGGATTTGGCTAGAGGCCTCGCCATTCAAGGCCTCGGCGTCATTGTGCGAATTTCCGCTTCTAGTCATGGTCGAGCGGTGAATGAGGTTAAAACCCTTCCCGTCTAACCAGTCGTGCCACTTCACCAATGCCTCGCGCTTGAGCAACTCAGCCGAGGTGTGGATGTAGGTCTGCACGTTGCGGGTCAATGTGTGGTTCACCAGCATCTCGCCGATGAGGAAGTCGACGCCCAGGTCAGTCCACCCGGTCCGGGCCACTTTGCGCAGGTCATGGCTCGTCCACTCACCCTTGCCCAGCCTGGTGAACACTGCGCAGGCCTGGCTGTCACTGATCGGCCCACGGCCCCGCGCCGGGAACACGTAGGTGCCCTTGTAGCCTTTGGCTGACTGCCAGTCCCGATACCGCTCCAGCAGCGCGCATACCTGATGGGTCAACGGCAAGTGATGCTCGCAGCGGGTCTTGGTGTTCTCGGTGGGAATGAACCACTCGCCCTGCTCACCCAAGGTGAAGTGGGACCACTGCGCTTGCCTTGTCTCGCCGGCGCGGGTCCCGTGGCACAACATCATCAGGGCCAGCATGCAGTCCTGTGGATGCTGGTCGAAGCCGGTGGCCAGTTCGCAGATCACTTCCTCGAGCTGCACGGCACGCAACCGTGACGGCTTGGGCTGGATTCGGGCCTTGGTGAAGTCAGTGAACTTGAAGCCGGCGATGGGGTTGGCGGTGATCAGCCGCAGCTTCTCGGCCTGGCGGAACGCGACTACCAGCACTCCCCACATCAGACGGACGTAGGACAGGGACATTTCAGCCTGCATCGGCCACATCACCAGCTTGTCGAGCGTCGACCGGTCAACGTCCTCCACCACTAGGGTGCCGAGTCGTGGTTTCAGGTGGCACGAGATGATCGAGGTGTTAGTTGATCGGCGCTTGGACGATAGACTGCGGTCAACGGCTTGGCGGGCGGTGAACCAGTCGAGCAGCTCGCCAACGGTCTGCAACGTGCCGGCGGCGGCTGATGCTTTGGGGTCGGCGGCCAAACGCTCGCGGATCTTCGGCAACGCGACGATCAACCCCTTCGCAGGCAGCTGAGGAAACGCGGCGATCTTGTCCCACTTGCCGCCCGACACCAGGTACCAAGTGCCGCGATCGCGGTTTCGATGGAAGCGGAAGTACACGCCGGGATATCGCGCGTCACGCAAGTCGCGGACTGCTGCGTTGCTGGCCTGGCGGCGAATCTCCGCATCGCTGAATGAAGTGAGCATTGTCTGGGTCATGCAGCCGCCCTGGTTTGAGGTTGAAGTAGGTAGGCCCTGATGGCCTCAATGGCGTCGACGTGCCCACGGCAGACGATGGCCAGGTATCCCTGCTCGGTAAGCGCCTGAAGGTATGCGTCCTGGGCCGGTGACACGGCAGCGTCATACGGCGCCCGGGCCTTGAATTCGATGTACAGCCCGAAGTACCCGCCGCGCGCCATCGGCAATACCAGATCGGGAACACCGGCCTTCACACCCTGCTCTTTCAGCTTGATCGCTACCAGCTTGTGCCGGTGCCCACCGTTCGGGACGTGGTAGATCAGCTTCGCCGCCGCCGGGTAGCGCAGGCCGATCTCTTTCATCAGCGCTGCCTGCTCCAGGCCTTCTCGGTCGACAGCTTTGGCCCGCTTCGGCGCGGGGTTGAATGGCTGCACGGCGAACGGCTTCAAATTTTCACCTTCCCTTCACGGATCAGGATGTCCTGGGTGCGCATGACGCCCTCGGCGAGATACAGCCGGACCTCTTCACGGGTCAGTTGTATCGGGGCTCTGAGTCGGCCATCCGCAATGTCGTGGCAGTAGCCGCAGGCCCATGCACCCTGAAAATCATTTGGTTTCATGCCTACGCCGCAGGTACCGGCCAGCCGGTAGTGAGCGAGGACGGTTGTCGATGGCTCGCAGGAACAGCCAGGGAAGCGCACTTGGCAATCACGGTCACGCGCTGCGTTGGTGAGCTTGCTCATCGCGGGACTCCTGCACGCCGTGCTCGCAATTCCGCCAGTGCCCTGTTCCCGACATCCGGGGTCATTTTTGGCGAGGGACGTGGCAACTCAGCCACCGGGACAGCTTCGAGTTGCTCGCCCTTCCAGATGCGGCGGCACTGGTTCAGGTACTGCTTTTCAAAGCTGGCCAGGCCAAGTTCGCGCGACAGAAGCGGTAGGCTGTGGAAGCCCGCAGCGGCGGTCGCGTGATAGACGGCCGGGTGATACCACTTCGAGCAGTTGCGCATGGCGGGATGACAGTTGCGCAGCGCTTGGGCGTAGGCAGACTCGACGCTGGGCAGCCCAAGCCCCTCTGGCGCAAAGCACCAACTGACGAATACCCCAGGAGCTGGCACGAACGCGGATTTGCTCGCGCTCACAACCCGCATTCCGTGGTCAATCTGCTCCATCCGGGTAATGCCAGAGCGCATGAACTCGCCGAGCCATTCAAGCTTTGAGGCGTTCATGACGGCTTCGGTTGGCCAGGACTGGCGCCAAGCGCCACAGGCACCGCGAAGACGCAGGAACAGATCGTCGATTACCGCTTGGGTCGATGGGTCAACGGCGACCACCGCCGGCGATTTGTCAGGTCCTTCGTAGGACGGATCGGCGCGGCGGCGTGCGACGAGCTCACTGGCGGCCACCGGTTTGCTTGAACGGTTCACAGGCGAACTCCTTTCGATGCCCAGTCATTGCCGCCCGACTCACCTTCTGGCTCAGCACTCGACGCTGCGGCGGCGCGCTCCCGCTTGATCCAGCCGGCGAGCTTGAAGCACCAACCAGCGGCGGTATCGAGTACGGATGTTTTGGCGACGAAGAAACCCTTGAAGCCCGACAGCAGTTCAGCGGTCAGGGAGTCAGCCGGCAGTCCGGCGATTTTCAGTTGAGTCTGCAGCGCGTCTTCCGGCGGCACGAAGTCGGCAAACATGGCGAAGCGCTGCCGATCATCTTGCTGATCCAGCGCTTGGCGATCCTGCTCAGCGATCAAATCGGCAAGCTCGCGCTGCTGCTGCTCTTCGGTTCCTTGATGGTTAAGTGATGGATTGGGTGCAGCCGCTGCACCCCGTTCTGTTCCAGGCTGCACCCCGCTCTGTTGTGAATTGCACCCCGTTGCGTCATCTGCACCCCGCTTTGTACGGGGTGCAGGATTTGCACCCCGCAATATTTGAAGGTCATAAACGACTGGGCGGCGGTCATGGCGATCAATGTGCACCGCTGCGATAGCCTGATTGCCCTTCTTGATCAGGCCGGACTGCTCCAAATCGTCAAGCTTGTAACGGACTGTGCGCTCGGAAAGCCCGGTGTCTTGGGCCAGGGTAGATGCGGACGGAAAGGCCCCAGCACCGTTTGAACCGGCGTAGTTGGCCAGGCACAGCAGCACATGGCGCGCGCTGGAGTCTTTGAGGGTTTGCACAGGCAAAGAAAGCGCCCATGACATAGCTTGAACGCTCACAGCGAGTTTCCTTGGAGTTGTTCGGCGAGAGTGGTGATGCCTTTACGGGTGACCATGACCTGCTCCACCACCTTCAGGTCTACCTCGGCGCCCTTCCCTACCGTGACCAGCTTGTGTTCGAGCAGGCCCGCAGTCAGCCTTGGCTGGTAGGCCGACCAAGCGGCAAAGGATGCGCGGCGGTAGATCCAGCGGTTGTCGCTGAGCCACTTGAAGAGCTTTAGCGGGCCGATGCCAAGTTGCTTGGCAGCGGAGGTTATGCAGATCGAGCCTTGGGTGGCGGATAGGCGCTCAAGCGCTTGAACCTTCGGCGCCTGCTGCTCAATGACCTGGTGCAGCGAAGCATTCTGCTTGGCCTGATCGGCGGCTAGCTGGAGAGCTTCGGCGAAGTTGGAAGGTATCGATACAGCGTGTCGCGACACCTTTTCGAGCTCTCCGAGTCGTGTCACGACACGATGACGAAGTGGAATGCTGTAACCTGTCAGAAGCGTCTCAGTGAGTACGCGGTCAAGGAGGAATTCGGCGGTGTAACCCCTCCCGTCCTTCTGTTCCTGAAGATGGCGCAAATCTGCGCCATCCTTGAGCAGAGCCTCGCGCATCACCCGGATATCACGAATGACGTCCTTGTGCTGTTTACCGGTGAGATCGGCGATCTCCCTACTAGACATGCTGACCGTATTGCTTGGAGCAACAAGTGTGTTCATAATGGCCCCACAGTGTTTTACGTTTTGTTGAAAGGACCGCCCTGCCAGGCGGTTTTTTTATGTCTGCGATTTGAGTGCTGGATGAATCAACAGCTAATCCAAATCACTTTTGCCGATTTCTGAATCAGGGGAAAATTCACCCAACCAGAGCACTGCTTTGCGATGGAAAAGGTCGTATCTCCTCAGCAGTGAATGTGCCGTCCGAGTGCTCTTGAACCTGAATATCTCGTTCGGCTCGGAGTGCTTTTGAGATGGCAGGAGAGCTGACGCCGAGTGCTTTGGCGACAGCGGTCTGCCCGATCCTCTCTACCAGCTCTGGCAATGGCGTCTTCTTCATTTCTTGGTCCAACAAGGATGATGTGTGCTTGCGATATTAACCGGCGGTTAGGTTTCAGGCAATACCGGCGGTTAGCGCAAATAACTTAACCAACGGTTAAATTTCACGAATGACCAAAAAGAAAGAGCTGTCCCCAGAACTCAAGGCTGAGTGTGAAGCGGCAAAATCCCTCTTCGTCTCGAAGAAGAATGCGCTAGGCCTAACTCAGGCCAGCTTGGCAGAGGCGGCTGATATATCGGCCGCAGCAGTAGCTATGTATTTGAACGGAACGAACCCGCTCAACGCGAAATTCGCAGCCGTCCTATCTAGGCTGCTCGGTGTGCCAGTAGAGCGTTTCAGTAAGCGCCTAGCAGCTGAGATTGCTGGGTTGACGAGTATCAATCATCAAGATTCCGGCCTGTCAGCATCCGAAATGGTTCGCCAGATGCTCGCAGCAAAAGGAAAAGGTCTTTCAGAAGTCGCTCGCGCAAACCTCCTAGCGGCTGCCGAGCAAAGCGATTTGGGGAGCGTGGTCCCCGTCGACTTCTCTCGCCCTGGCCAAGTTGGTGACGAGGTTTGGATTGCGCACTACGACGTACGCGCTGCGATGGGCGGCGGACAGATCCCGCACGAATATCCAGAAATGCTCCAAGACATCAGGGTCAGCCCAAAGCATCTACGCGACCTGGGCGTCACCTTCAAAGAGCACTTCCATCTCAAGATGATCACCGGGTGGGGTCAGTCCATGGCGCCGACGATCAAGGATCGCGACCCGCTGCTCGTGGACATCACGATCCGGGAGTTCACCGGGGACGGGATCTACCTCTTCTCCCACGACGAAATGTTGTACGTGAAGCGCCTGCAGAAGAAAGGCAGGGACCGATTCAAGATGATCTCGGACAACAAGCACCATGATCCCGAGGATATTCGTGTTGATGACACCCATATCCTTGCCCGGGTGCTCTACGTGTGGAACGGACAACCGGTGTGACGCTATGTCCCTGAACAAGCCAAACCAAGACCTCAAGCGCGACCTGCAGGGCGTCGCCTCAGACCTCAAGTGGTCCGCCGTGGAGCTAATGAGGATTGCGGAGCGGCTGAGCCTGGCAGGTAACGAGGCGGACGCCCAGGCCGTGCTGAAGATGTGCACGGTGCTTCATGCGGGCGAGGATCGGCTGGCCGGGTATGCGGATGAGGTTAAGGCGGGAGGGATTGTGCGGGGCAAGATTGAATAGTTGGCCGCGCCGGGTTAGATGGTCGTGATGCGCTTATAGGAATCAAACAAGGAAAGATGATGAGCGACGATGTAGAACACCTGAATGTTGGAAGCATCCACGATCTCGATTACTGGTGCGAGCCAAAAGTAATTTTTCAGTACCTGGACATGGTTTCACCTGGAACGGGCTCTAAATTCAAGTGCTCGGTTTGCGCAAACGATCAGTGGGGGTGCGCTGCGTCAGACATGGTCCTTCCTGATGGGACCACGCGCAATAATGTAGTCGCGCCATGCGATATGCCCTCGATGGCTCCCGATGGGAGCAGATTGATGATGGGGGATAGGCCTTACCCAAATTACCATTACGCAGTCGTGTGTCTGACGTGCGCAAATACAGTTTTCTTGAACGCCGCGATGGTTCAAGGGCGCCTTAAGGTCGTCCAAGGCATAAAGCATGGCGAGTGAAAAACTATTCCATGATTGGCACCTGCCGGAAGGCATGACCCTGGTACCAAACGCCAAAGACGAGTTCGATTCGCTCGCAAAACTCGCAGAGGAAATTCTTCGGCGGGATCTAAAATCTTACGAGGTGCCTGAAGACCTAGACTATCTTGATGTGCCAAAATTTCTAAGGCGGCAGCAAGAGAGCGCAGGTGACAAGCCCAAGAAGGCTGTCCATACTGAACCCATGAACGACATTACTCGCGAAGAATTCAACGCAAAGCTCGAGACCATCGAAGTCAAGATGGATGCTCGCGTAGAATCCGTGTCTGCGAAAATTGAGAGCTTCCTAGCATCGCAGGCAGAGCGAGATAAAGCACAGCTTGAGCGTGATAAACGCTTCGAGCTACTTGCTGAGCGCGTCACAAAGGCAGCTGAAGGCGCCGAAGACGCAGCCAAGCAGGCAGCTACAGTGAAGTCTAATTACTGGGCGGCAGTAATTGTCCAGCTTTTAGCCGTGGTGGCAATTTTGGTTGGCGCGTATTACGCCAACCAAGCCAACGTCTTAGGCGCCATGCAGACGACCATGTCCGCGTTCCAGGCTGGGAAATCCGAGTCCACAGACGCCCAGCCGCCCACCGCTCCGTCGAAGTAAGAAAAATTAGGCCCGGCCCAGCGCCGGGCTTCTTGTATCTGGAAAGCGTACTCTCATAGTCTATCGATCAGCGGTTGTGCCCCACTCCGCTCTACTTGACTAAAATCAGGCCAAGCTATGGAGCGATCGCCTATGGATATGCCGAAGAGCGCTGAAGAGATCCGGGAGCTGCTACTCAGTCAGCACCCAGATCTGAAAGATGATCTTGCGAAGATTTCAGACTTTGAGCTGCTGCAGTGCTTGCTATGTGCCTACGAGTGCGCGATTGAAATCAAAGAAGCTGAGCTGATGGAGGCAGACGCCCAACTGGACGCAGCCGCCCGGGCGATCTTCTCTCCTGTGCCCCACTGACTTCATCGGAGTTATTCATCAATACGGTTACGTGTTTCTGATCTGCCCGATCTGAAGACATAGCCCGCCAATGGTGGCTGTACGCCACGAATGGTAAAGTGCTGACTCAATTACGGGAGGGATACCATGCGCTTGAAAACCTGCACTCTGCTTGCTGTTTTAACGATGACGTTGGCTGGCTGTGTGGCGCCACAACAAAAGACGTCGGCCTCTTCGCCTGCACCCAAGGCTCCGCACGTGTTTAAGCCCATTGATTTCAAGTACGACCCGAAATCTCCAGAGGCTATTAACTTTTCTCGCCAGCTAGACCTCCCGGCATGGCAGTGCGACCTTGAGGCAACGACAGGTAGCTATGCGGTTCGGTACAGCAATCGCCCACTGATTGCCGAGTACAGCAATTCGCTTATGGAGTGCTTCAAGCACGCCAGGGCCCAGGGCGACGAGGCTGTGACTCGGCTTAAAGCAGCCAAAGTGCCGGCGAAACAAGCAGAGTTGAGCAAGGACCTATACGCGAAATGGTCAGCCTATCTCACTACGATGAGTCCGTATCGCACTACAGACCAGCAAGCTAAATCTGCGTACCAGGCGGCAAAAGAAGCACTGACTACCGAGGTGAAATTTTCTAACTAGGTCTGCCGCCGATATGTAGCCCGCCCAGCGCGGGCTTTTTCTTGCCAGTCAGAAAGGCGCCGCCTCTTCTTCTGGCTCAAAAGCGACCTCCCCCCTTCCCGCCGCCTCGACTTCCTGCTGCTCCCACCTCACCGTCACGCTGCCGTCGTCATTGAGTGTCAGCTCAAGTTCGTCGGTATCAGCGATCACGCTCAGCACCTCCTCCCACTCCCGATCCCCATCCGTGTCAAGGCGATGAATCGTAACCCAGCGCTGCGCCTGGGCGACGGGGTGATTGATCATCGATGAGACCCGCAGCGCCAGGCGCTCCATGCCGCTCATTTCTGTTTTTTGTTCTTGATTCTTCTGTGCGCTGACCATCTTAACCCTCCATCAAGCACTGTATGTACATACAGCATACAAAGATCTTACCCCACCAGCACGCAAAATAAATTAACCGGCGGTATTGACTGATACATAAACCGCCGGTTAACTTAAGTCATCGCCGGATAACAACCGGCCAGATGGAAGGCAGCGATGAACCGGCCTCAACGGTTCAGAGGGTTGGCAACTGACCCGGGCGTGCAGCGTAAAGCGCCAAGAACAGTTATCCAGCGGGAGAACAAGCCGAAAGGCCCGCGGCTGGAGAAACATTTGATTCAAGCCGGTGACCGACGCCAGTAGCGGGTCAAGGCACGCTCCATAAGATTTGAATTAGCGGGCCCGATAGCTTCGGCTGGGCGCGCCGGACCTCATGCACCCTGCCCCACTCAATCAGGGCACTCAGAGCTGTAGCGTGCATGTTGTAAGGACCTGTGATCCACGGCGAACAAATGCTGTTTGACGCTGTGAGTAGGAAGCTCGAAGCCCACCCACGAAGACGAACGGCCAGCCCTGCAATCAGCAGCGGGCAACGGGCCACACCGCTGACGCAACAACCCCGGCCTGTCGCCAGTAGCGAGGCCGGGGGTTTCACCGATAGGCCTTGGAAACAGGGCCTGACGGGAAACCAACCGGGAGTCAAAGCGATGGACGAAATCATCAGCGGCGTATGGAAGGGTCACCTCGGACGTGGCCTTGCGCCAAAAGAACTGCATTACCTGCTGGGCGCCGCCCAGGGCATGACGGCAAAGGAGATTGCCCGTCAGTTCGACGTGGCAGCCTGCACCGTGGCCAAGCGTCTTTCCTGCGCGATGTTCAAGCTCGGCGTGACCCGCCAGACAGCGATGATCGCCGAGGCCATGCGCCGCCAGATCATCTCGCCGATGTGCTTTGTCCTGGCAGCGCTGATCGCCATGCACGCAATGATCGGTGATGAGTCGATGCGTCGTGATCGCCGGGTGCCGGAACGTCGCACTGCACAAGTCAGGATGGTGCGCCGCGCCGAACAGCCGGTGTTGCTCGCCTGATCAAACAACTGCCAGAGCGAGTCGCCGCAATTGCAACCCTGCACGGAGGATTGGCAGCCATGTAAAAACAAAGATACCTGCACGGCCCCAAAGGGCTCTGCTGACCTGTCACGCACGGAGGCGTTTGTGACAGAACGAAAAGCCCGGTTCCGATCGGGCTTTTTTACGCCTCGCCTTTACCCGTCAGCACCCTCCCCTGCGCCCAACGGCAAACAGCAGGCGGTCAGGTTGCTGACGAATAAACGCAACCCACTGAGGTATTCGCCATGCACGCATCAATTCAACAGCGCGTTGACGGGGTTGCGGCCCTGCACTTGCGCTCCCGCATTGCCACCGACAAGTTCTACGCCCTGATTGGCAAGGAGCAGCCCGTGCAGAAGATCCGCTTCCAGATCAAGAACGTCGGCAACGCGTACCACATCGTGGAGCTCTCCACCGGCAAGGTGAAGGGCTTCCGCTGGAACTGGAAGGAAGCCAGCAACCTGGCCCAGGCGCTGGAATCTCGTGCCGATGGCGTGAAGGTGACGCTCTCAGGCTGTGCCCAATGATCGGCGAGCCAATGCCCAACCCGCGTGACTCGATCATCGACACCTTGAACCAGCAGCTGGATGCCTTCTTTGGCGCCGGGCGCAGGGTGCAGGAAGTCGCCCAAGGCGTAAGCGGCGTGAAGGACGGCACCTATGGCGGCGGGCACAGCAGCAAGTTGCGCGCCGAACGCGACAGGCTGGCACCGGGGCTCAAGCAACGGGCCGAGAGCGGCATGTCGATCAACAAGGCAGCCGCTACGCTCGGCATCGACCACAAGCGCGCCCGGCTCATTGCCAGAGAGAACGGCTTCAAGTTCGCTGAAACCCCATGAGGCGAATCAGCAAGATAAGCGCCGCGCGGCGCAGACCAGCATGCTTGGCACTGCCGGCCAGCGGAATAGAAGAGGTAGGCCATGGCCAAGACTGTTCAGGAACGATCGGCCAAGGCAGCGCAGAAGCGTCTGGCGGTCGCCGAGAAGGAATTGCGGCACAAGGTCAGGCCTGGCATAGAGCAGGCCATGGAGCGTATTCGGCTGCGCGGCCAGGTGCCGATCATCAGCGAGGTCCTGCAGATCGCCATCATGAAAATGGATCTGATGGGCGACGACGAGCTTGCGGACTTCTTGAGCTATCCGCGCCACGAAATCGTGATTAGCGCAAACGTGGCGCGAGCCTTTCATAGCGAAAGTCTGCGAGAATTACGCAACGATCCAGGCGACGAATATTTTTCGCCAGCCTGAGCTCATAAGCGGATCATTTCGTTATTTTGAACCCCGGGTTACTGCTAGGGTCGTGATTTATAAAGGGCGAGACGCCCCGTCAGGCCTAGAGCCATAGAATCTTGTGCGTGCGGAGTGGACGATGACCAGTGACAGTTTCGACTTGCCGGTCGCAGCGCTGGGGGCTGCTGAAAAAATTCTCAGAGAGATCGAGACTGCTGGATCAATGATCCTCGCAGTGAAGTACGGCGCGAAAGCTCACGGCTTTGTAATCGGCCTGACTTGCGCAGGCATGATTACTGAGGATCAAGCTGACACCGCTCAGACAAAATTCGATTGGGCCACGGAGCGGAAACTCAAAGAGTTGTCGCTGTTCGGCTAATCCAACTTAGTTTCTCAACCAGCAGCTCTGCAGACGTCGCTGCTCTGCGACTTGCTCATGGCCGCGTAACCCACCCTACTCGCTGCATCCGGTAACGGAGGGCGACAGCTGTGTGAAATTGTCACTTTGGGATGTAGCTAGACCTTCACTGCGCTCTTGATAATCCAAACACCAACCAGAACAAACACTGCTGATTTAGCCACGGCGAACAGAGAGTCTCTTCCCGCAAATAACTCGAATGCCGAAAATAGTAGTGAGATCGTTCCTACTACCACCAAACCATAGCCAACCGGACGCACGTACTTGGGGAACATCTATTCATCTCCATGATAAAACAGAAATTGTAAATTTCCCCACCCAGTAACGCTATCAATCATTCCGCCTCCATCCGATATCACGGAGGGCGGCGCCTGACTGGAGATAATCCATGAGCAACATTCCTCCACGCCCGAAGGCTGATAAAGCAATGATCCTCGCGGCTTGCACCGTTGTTGCTGAAAAGATAAATGGAGATGCCGACACCATCGCCCAGCACTACCGCCGCCACATGGACGGTTTTGAGCTGGCAAAGGAACTCGATAAGTATGCGTCCTGGGACACTACGCGGGATGACATGGAAGCGCTGGACGAGGTCGACTATCTCGTAGATCGGGCCGAGGACCTGGCGGTTAAGGCGTGGGCTGAAGAGTTCAAGCCCGAGCCGCCGCTGCCTATCGGCACCAGGGTCAAACAAGGCGTTATCACACGGATCTACGAACACACCCCGGCCACGTACTGCGTCAAAGAAGACGGCTGCACCAACGACACTCGCAGCCTGCTGATCAAATTCGAAGACGCCGTAGCCGCCTGATCCGACTCCATGCCGGTCACCCGTAATACCCCATATCAACAAACTGTGCCAGCAGGCTCGGTAGTCGATAAGGTCACGCCACCGGGCCAGGTCAGCGATCAGCTTGAGCCCCAGGCGCACCTCGGCCTCAAGCCTTTCCTCTGGAAGGCTGAGCAGCCGCACTACCTCATCGTCGATAAGGCGTATCGCTTCCACATCGGTTTTCGCGCTCATAGCTGCCACCGTTTGGCTGTGTCGGGTGCAAATCAATAGACCAAACTAACGAATCACGCCAGCCGGCGAAACATGCGCACAGATAACGCATGAGCCACTTAGATCTCTACTGCCTCAATCTGATATCCGTCCAAGGCCCTCATAAATCGGAAGTAATAGAAGCTTGCTTCTGCGTCTGACTTTGTCTGAAAGGCTTCCGCTTGAGCCGGAGTGGCACAACGATATCGAATGCCATCGCGATCGATAGCTTCACCATAAAATCTGTCGCCGCCGGGACTTGTAAGCACAACTACCCAGGCCATATCAGTTCCCCTAACGGGCCGAATGTCCGAAGTACATCAATACCCCCTTTAAACGAATCACGCCAGCCGGCGAGGCAGGCGCACGCTTGGAGATAACCCATGCAAGCAGTCATCTACGCTGGCCTGCGCAACGGCGAGCGCGATCAGCGAATACACGACGCCTTGGTCTATAAGCACGTCGTTGAGGTCGCCAAGGAATTCCAACTGGCCCCGAACACCATCCGCGCGGCAGCAAAACGCATTCAAAACGCTGCTGTGTTCGATCTCTGTCTGCTAGGGGGGGGGGCAGCCAATGCCTATTGGCAAAGTTGTCGCGGACTGTTTCAGGAAAGCGGCGCTCGGCGCCTACCGCAATTACCACGGCACCTTCCGAAATCTTGAACTGCCGTGCTGGGTGATCACCGACGGCACCAACCGCATCGAGGTTACAGAGCTCCGCAAGATCGACACCGGCGAAGCATCGCTTTAACTCTCCACTCCACAGCCCGGGCATGGCCCGGCAAGGACTCCCCGTGATCAACTTGCTCTGGCGCATTGTCGCCAAGCTGCTTGCGCGCCCGGCGGTTGCCGCCTGGATCATCAAACGCGCCCAGCAAACCCCGTACCTGCACATCATGTCCGCCGACTGCGCCGAGATGTACATGAGGCGCTGGTGGCTTTTCAGCGCCTGCTGCTGCCGAACATTCGAGGCAACGCCGCTCGCTAGGGTGATTCAGCAATAAGACGACGCTTGGCATCTAATGAAAGGAGTATGAAAAATGCCGTGTGGGCAACTGCGAAGTAGATAATGCCAGTTGGGCTAATTGCATGGCTTCCCGCAACGCCCTCTCCCAGAAGAGGAAGAATGACCGCGGCATTGATGATCCAAACAAATGTTGCTGCGATAAGGCCCGCAGACCAGGCATATCGCTCTAAATATCCACCCGCGAATTTCACGAACACCACTGCCATGAGTAAGCCCACAACAAAATGAAAAGCAGCCTGAAAAACAGGTGTGCCGGTGAAATCTATCAGCCATGAAGCAGCCTGAGCTTCCCCGTATTGACTCATTTGCGCGACCAGAAAATTCGACGCCAACTTGAGAAGGCCGCCTCGAGCGGTGACTAGTCCAAACTTATCAGCCACTGCCAGCATGGCCATATTTACAATGATTGCTATGGACCCAGCCCTCAACGCAATCGCAAGAACCTGAGCATTGCGAAGACTCAAGAAAATTGGCTTCCTCATAAAGACTTCCTACCACTACCGGCTATGAAAATATTGCGTATGACGCAGCTGAGCAGCCGTTATTCCATCGCAAACAAGCGTTACGCACTGAAACACGTCAATCCCTCGCTGTAGCCCTCCCCCTTCAAAGTCAGCCGCTATAGCGGCAAGGACGAAGTCATGCCTGAAGAAATCAAATTGATCCAGTCAGCCCCGGTCGTGCGCGATGAATACGGCATGTTCGCTCACCCAGATATGCCGCCCTTCGACGAGGGCGACGGTGATAAGGTCAAAGCCTGGGTTGCCGAGCAGTCGTTGGAGGTGCAGATGGTGAGCCTCGAATACCACAGCGACGAAGCGGTCTCTGAGCGCTATTTCGAAGCTGGCGACCCGGACTGCAGCTACTGGGAACCAGATCGCCCAGATGGTGAAGGCTGGTTCTGCCTCGCTATTCATGACACTGACGACGGCCCGGTCTGCTGGTGGGCGCGCCGGGAGGTGGCACCGTGAACGTCAAGGAGCGTCCCATCCTGTTCTCGGCGCCGATGGTGCGCGCCATCCAGGAAGGCCGGAAGACGGTCACGCGGCGGCCAGTGAAAGCGACCAAGGCGCACGCCTACGGCTTCAGCATGCTTGACCACGGCAACGACTGGTGGCCATACAACGCATTTGGCGACTTCACGTCTGACCATGAGGGCATGGAATACCCAATTGCCTGCCCCTACGGCAAGCCCGGCGACCGGCTGTGGGTGCGCGAGACTCACGCCGATATCGGCTGCCGGCTGACGTATCGCGCCGACACCGACGACGGCGCGCACTGCCAAGTGAAGAAGTGGACACCTGCCATTCACATGTTCCGGCGGCACAGCCGCATCCTGCTGGAGATCACCGACGTGCGCGTCGAGCGGTTGCAGGATGGCGATGGGGAGACCGCGTTCGAAAGCCGCTACATCGCCGAGGGCATCAACCGAATCCACCAGGGTGACGGTGATTACGCTTTCCATCCCTTCAAATCTGAACCAGGCCCGGGCAGATGGACTGACCCTTTCGACGCTTGGCGCGAGTTGTGGGTGGGGATCAACGGCGCCGAGTCGTGGAACGCCAACCCGTGGGTCTGGGTGGTCGAGTTCAAACGGGTGACGCCATGATCGCCACCCTTATTACCTAATCGCCCTATCGCTTTTGAACTAACCAAACACCATAAAGAGAGCTAGGCCTCTTTAAGAATAATCGATAATGAAATAACTCAGATAGAAAAGCGAACACTATACCACCGGCAACCACCCATATAGTTGATCTCGCACCTAGATCAAACAACCAAATAATAAATATTAAGGAATACATATTTATGGAATTTGTGTATCCGTGGCGAACAAACCAATCCACAGGCGTACCCCAAAGCTCCGAAAGCTCAGGGCGTGAATCTGAAATCAACCTGTACATCAGCGCAGTGGTAACGAACTGAATTAAAAATGTTGGTAAACACACAGCTACAGAAAGCATTAGCAACTTGAAAAAATCTAGCCGCTCGAAAAGCGCAGGGCTGTGCAAGTACCAAAGTAAAAAACCCGGAACGATAAAGCCTATCAATATAATCGTAAGATTTGACGCTATTGAAAAATTTATCTTTTCGATGTTCTGAATATCCATATTGTTCTTGCCTTTCTGATGTGGATTCCTATTGGAATAGTAAACCCTGCTTGATAGACATTACAGGTCTATCGCCTCAATCCCCCCCTACATGCCGGCCGGTGAGCGGCGGGCGAGGTATTCCTATGCGCGAGAAATCACCTATCCAAGACCTGAACGGCGCCGACTTGGCTCTCTGGGCGGCACGCGCCCAGGGAATAGAGGAACGCCGGAAGATCAAACTCTATGCCTCGGGGCCTTGCTTGTACCGGGATACCGGACCAGGAGGTGAGCCCTTCCCTTTTCGACCGGACTCGCACCTCGGTGACGCAGCGATTCTCATCCAAGAGATGACGCAGGCAGGAATCTTGACCATCTTCGCGCACGGCGCGCAGTTCGAGGCCAAAGGGTTTGGACACGTTGGTTTTACCGGCTCGCCCTCCGAAGCGCTGACCCGCTGCTACCTCGCCTGGAAGCTCGGCATGCAATTCATGGCCACGCCAACCAACTGAACCCACCTTCTGCCGCCCAGCGCGGCAAGGACACCATCATGGAAATGCAGAGCGAAACACTTGCCGAGGAAGAGCTAGCGGCAATCACTGGCTACATGATCCCTTCGGGCCAGATCGCTTGGCTCAACCGAAACGGTTGGAAGTACGTATTGACCCGGGCGCGTCGGCCAGTTGTTGGCCGGGTTTATGCCCGGATGAAGCTGGCAGGCGTGAAGCCGTCAGCAGAAAACGTTGCGGCTGAAGCCTGGTCGCTGGATCTATCAAAAGTAGGGTAAGTCGATGCGAGCAAAAAAGGCGGCAAACAGGGACCTGCCGCCGCGAATGATTCGGCGTGTACGCACGCTGAAAGGCGGTAAAGAGTGGGTTGGTTACTACTACGACGGGAGGAATGAGGACGGGAAGCGGGTGGAGATCCCGCTCGGGGGTGATTTAGATATCGCCAAGGCGGAGTGGGCAAAGCTCGATTGCAAGCCGGTGCCGAAGAAGAACGCCCTACTGGGCCAAGTGTTTGATCGGTACGAGCGCGAAATCATTCCAGGCAAGGCCCCCAAGACACAGAGCGACAACCGCTTGAGCCTGAAACAGCTGCGTAAAGCGTTCAGTGATGCGCCTATCGATGCGGTGACTCCACAGATCATTGCGCAGTATCGCGACAGCCGTACCGCCAAGGTGCGCGCCAACCGAGAAATCTCTCTGCTGTCACACATCTACAACATCGCACGCGAGTGGGGACTAACTGAAGCCAACCCGGCCGCCGGTGTGCGCAAGAACAAAGAGGCGCCGCGCGACTTCTACGCCAACGAGGAAATCTGGGGGGCTGTATATGCGGTGGCAGCCCCAGAACTGCGCGACGCGATGGACCTGGCTTACCTGACCGCTCAGCGCCCAGCCGACACGCTCTCGATGCGGGAGGCCGACGCGGTTAACGAATTCCTGCAGGTATCCCAGGGCAAGACGTCCAAAAAGCTGAGAATCCGCCTGACGGCCGCCGGCACACTGAATGATTTGGGCGTACTGGTTGAGCGCCTGATTGCACAGAGGCGCGCCCGCGGAGTTCGAAACCCGTATCTGATCGTCACCGAGGATGGGAGGCAGGTGACCAAACACATGCTGAGATTGCGTTTTGACGATGCGCGAGACAAGGCAATTGTCATCGCCAGAGAGTCAGGCGACGGCGTGCTGGCAGCAAGCATCCGACAGTTCCAGTTCCGTGACATACGACCAAAAGCCGCCAGTGAAATCCTGGACCTGGGCGATGCCAGCCGCCTGCTGGGGCACACAGACAAGCGGATAACCGAGACTGTTTACAGGCGTGTTGGGGAGATCGTGAAACCGACCCGCTGA